ATCCTCTATCTCTACCAGCTAAACCATATCCTGTAAGTCCACCAAGACCAGCCCCTGCTAACGCTGCTGTCGTTCCGGTTAAACCTAAAGCTGGTGGAAATAAAAATCCTACAGCGGCTGGAGCTAGAGTTTTGATAATACCACCAAGACCGTACTCTTCTACTCCGGTATCTGGATTATAATTTTGACTATAATAATTATTGTTCATTTTTAATTATTCCCTTTTTATATTTATTAATATAAATCATTCCAGCTAGTACCGTCATAACCTTGGTGTTTGTTTGTTAATGTATTAAATCTAATATCACCAGCTTGTGCAGTAACGGATGCTGCCGTATCTCCTACTTTTATTCTTCCATCTACTTGAATACTTTTATTTTGATCAATTAAAACATTAAAGATATTAAGAGATTCTTTTTCTTCCAATGAACGAACTAGACTTGCCGCCCATCTAATAATTCCATTCCAACCTTCCTCAATTGTTTCTGGAACAATACGAGGAAAGTCTGGATAACGTTGAATATTTCTGTTACCAGTAGACATTTACTTAACGTTCCCCGTCTTGAACCATATCTAAACTAATAGTACCAAATCTCCAACCAGTATTTGCTTTAGTTCCTCTTTCAATTTTAATGATAGCATCTCTTCCTCTTCCACGCATACTAATCTTTTCGGTATTTTGAGATACGTTAAATGGACCTTTATCAGTTTGTGTAGAGGATTGAGGATACTTTTTAAAACTTACTGTAATATTTGCATCACCACCAGTATTAAAGAAATCAAAGTCTGGAATGATACGATCAACAAATACTAGATTATTTCCAGATGTAGCTTTATCTAAGTCAAATGATCCGCTTTCAACAAAGGAATCAATAGCAGCACCATCACCAGTATACACATTATCTGGTTCATTATCATAAAGATATGAATCATTACCTGTAGTTAATATTGTATCATATAATTTCTTATCTTCCCATGTAGTCCATTTGGCTTCGCCATAGCTCCACCAGTTTTCAGCAGGATTATAAGTAACATATTTATTACATTCTGTGCTGCCATTACCAGGATATAACCAAGTTACTTCTGTAAACTCTTTATTAAATCCGGCAAATACTTTATCAAAGTATGAAGTATTAATATCATCAAAAATATATTGACTGACTGTACAGGGAAGAGCTTTTAATGCACCATCATACATATAGAAATCTTTAAAAGACATCCAGAAGGCTCTGCCATCTGCTTCTACCGCTGCATGTAAACCAACAGCTCCACAGTTTGTTCCTAGTTGTTGGAATGAAAACACAAATGGAACACCTACATAAGTCATGCTATGAAGAGCGTTATCAGTCCAAACTAGAATTTGGTTACGTGAGTTGATTGCTCCAACAATCTTTGAACCATCACCAATTCTTTGTTCACCAGCAGTATTACCAACAGATGTAATCCAGTCGTTATAGTCTTCTTGATTAGACCAACGAATAAGCATTGGATCAAAAACAGAAGCAAGTGTCATTGTTCCAAAAGCAATAAGATGTCTATCCAATGGAGATACTCGTGCTAAAGTATTTTGTGTTGGACAACTTGTAATAATAGTAGACCTTTGTCCTGTTCCACCATTTTCATTCCAAATGTAAATAGAACCATTACGTGGACAAGCAATTAAATCTTCACCCCATTGTGACAAGGACCAGTTACGAGGAAGAACAGCAAATCCTGTACCTACAGAAGCTGGTACACCGTAGCCTTGTCCATTTGCTCTTGGTTCATTCCAAAGATACGTACCATAACCAAGGTCTTCTACTTGTGTTTGGCTACCAGCATTTAAAAGAAATTTAAAGTTAGTAGCAGAAGTTCTATTAGAATCAGAGACAGCAGTTGTATTTGTTATAATTTTAAAATAACGATTAGTAGAAAGATTAGCAGGAATAGAAGTTCTAAATTGTCCGTCTAAAGAAATACCACCAAGACTATCTCCACCGGAGCTAACAATAACAAAAGTATTTTGTGTAAGACCAATTTGAGAAATATCAGGAGTTTGACTTACCCAATCTACTACAATCTTTGTACTTCCTGTACTTGTATACATAATAGGAGAAGTAGCGGAAGTTGTTGTAGAAGTATTTACAGGAGTAATGTCAAAGATTGCTCCACCATTATAAAGATATAACAGTTGATCAGTACCAAAGGCAGCATATAGATTACCAGAAAGAGAAGCCCAGGACGTAATTGTTCTGGCAATTCCGTTATACTGAGTATTTAATTTTTTCTGCCAACCGCGAATGTTTTCTGGTTTACCGTTACGAAACCTAATCCGGTTTCCATCATACCAATATCCACCTGTTGTATATTGTGTATTTTCTCGGTTAATACCAGCTTTGAAATCTATAGGTACTCGTTTAGTATCTGTAGACATTCCATTCCTTTATTATTCTTATGTTCTTTTTTCTTTATTTTTAAATGGAATCTTAGGAGCTTGATAAGCATACAGTCCTGAGTAAACAAACGTATCTTTAATTTTACCTTTTACAACTTGTGCTTTTTTCTTTTCGTAATCTACATAATCCATAACTATTGATACAATTTCAATTTGAATAGGATAGGGAGAAAAAATACATTGTCCAAATTGTACTAGCATTTTAACTACTAAATTAGATTGTTGATAACTAGCTGCATCTGCTTCTGCTATCGCTAACATTGATTTTTCATCTTTACAGAAAAAATTAATGTATGGAATTTGTCCTACTTTAAAACTTTCTTCAGCCTTTACTTTAAATGTAAAAACACTAATTAATGAAAAAAATAAAAATCCAATGAATAACTTTTTAAACTTATTCATTATTCTTTAGGCCAGTCATTAATTGGCGCATTACCTGTTGGTTTTCTATCTTCATCAACTGGTGTTACAAATAAAGCTTTGAATTGATCCATTGTTGAACAAGCATTAATGGCTGCTTCAATTTCATTGGCTTTTGCGCGAACAGCAGAACGATATACAGTAATTTCATCAGGAACAGTACCACCTGTTTCAGTTGCACGAATTACATACCAATCTGATACAGAAAGTTTTGAGTAACAGGTTTGATTATTTTGATTCTTGTATTGAGTCTTTAAACCAGTTTGTACCATTTGTTCGCCAGTGTTAGGATCAATAACTGCATCACCATTTTCATCAACAACAAGAATATCTTCTAAATTCTTGTCGGTATATTGAGTTACTCCAATCACTTCCGCGCCGTTATCACTAAGATTATTGACAACGCCACCTTCTCTTTGAAAACGAATATCTCCACCCTTTTGAATAGAGTAAGGAACAAAACCAATACCACGTAACTCTTCTTTAGACCAAAGCTTAAAGATAGAAGACGGATATTGTGTTCCGTTTACAGTTACACCTCGATTACCACGGACAATTCCTACAATCTGTCCATTTTCTACTTTAGCCCACATGATTAATCATCCTTCTTAGTATATTTGTTAATAACATTTTTAACAGTTTCTGTTTCTAAAATTCTAATTACAACCCAAATTAAAGAAAGTACAGCAGTAATTTCTGGAACCATTTCCAGTATTGCACCAATGGTAACAACACCAGCACTAGCATCAATAATTTGTTTTGTTGGTTCTTCTATTTTCATTTCTTATTTAGCTCCTACTGGTGGGTGACTACCGTTATGCATGCTATAAATTTTATCTAAATTTTTATGAACAACCCTCATTTCAGTTTGTAATTCAGCAATTGCTTTATGGTTTTGTTCTAATTTAGCTGGTGCAAGAATATTTGAAAATACTCCAACTTGATGTTTAATTACAGCTTGTCCACTTTCTATTTCTTCTAATCTACTTTCTAGTTTACTTACGTAGTTTTGTAGTTGTACTAAATCTTGAATAATTCTAGAAACTTGAGATTTAACAACTGCAAAAGCACCAGCAAGAGAAGCAAGTAAAGTTACAAACTGAATAAGTTCACGAATACCAAACTCCATTGTAGTTTACCGTGCCCTCGCCTGCTCAACACCCTCGCCGCCGAATGGATGATCGGCAAATGCGAGGTAGATGAAGGTGCCGCCGGAGCCGTTTAAACCACCTGCGTGCCTTATCTTAAACCCATTAGCTGTGCCGTCGAGAACCAGAGACGTAGGGCTTGTATTTTCAATATCACTAGTGTCAGCTTGGAGATAAGCTTCCATCGGGTTATATGGGTCTGACGCTATATTCTTAACAATCCACGAACCCGTAGTATCGGTACGCTTAATCATCAACCAAGCAGGACGGAAGCCACTTGCACCGTCATCAACAACAACATACGGCCCATCTGTATTTCCGTTGCCGGTATAGGAACCTATGCCGATTAAGCCGGGGGTACGGGCGAAGCAGTAAGTCAAATATGTACCGCCACTAGCGTTGTGGATACCGCTGTTGTCTTTAACTGAATAAACAGAAGATGTTGGTGCAGTGTCGTTCCAGTAGTTAGTATCCCCGCTGTCAACAGCAGCAGTGCTGTTTAGGAACATTGCATCGTGGTTAGTACCGAAATCTTTATGCCAGACCACCCAACCGCCACCTGTGGCACTGTCTGTGCGTTTGTTGATAATCATGTCGGGTGTTTGGCCTAAACCGTGACCAACCGTACCTGTCGAGCCAACACCGGTATAGGTTCCGATGCTAAAACCACTATGATCAGCAACGTTAACCGTGCTGGTAATTGAGCCGTCAGTATTTGATGAGCCGGAGCCACCAGCTTTGAGTTGGTAGGCCACAAAGTTTTCTGTGTTGTCGTTGTAACCACCAGCACCAGTACCAAGCTCAAACCCATCGGCATTGAAAGCAGTTACTCCGTTCGCGTCTGTGCTTTCTGCATTAGTGCTGTCTGAATTAAGTTCTTTGGTAACGCCACGAACAGCATCAACCCACTTCCATTCATCGGCTTGGTCGCGGTTCTTGATGATGACTAGATCAGGCTGGAACGTGCTGTTGCCCGTCTGCGTAATATCCCGTGAAGCCGTGGCGTTGCCGGTGTAAAGCGTTGTTTGGAAATATGCGCTTGGATCGGTGATGGTTGGCGCTGGTAGATTTTGGGTGGCAAGCTCTACACTACCTGTGACGGTGTAAGTGTGGTCATCAAAATCCACATCGAAATCAAGGACCGCCGAGTTATACGAATTGGCGTAAGCGAACCATATTTTTGATGTGCTGAGTGTATAGGTCGCATTACTCTCAGTGCTTGGGTTTCCGGTTGTACCGCCAGAACTATCAAACCATGTATCATTGACCCCGAACCATAATTTGCCGGATGCACCGTCATAAACGATCTGACCAATATCGGTGCTGCCCGTGTCAAATCTCGGTGTTAGCGACCCGCCTAATTGCGACGAGTTGTTATATATCCGAGTTAAAGAACCGCTGTCGTACAGCCCATAATCATCAGCCCCACCAAATCCCGGTGTCGCTGTGTGAGATGTATCGTCAGAGCAAACACCAAAACCTTGAAGCGCCGCTGTGGTAAGCGGGAACTCTATATAAACTTTGCCAGCGGTCGGAAATGGGATGGTTGATAATGCGCGGCCATGAGCCGCAGAGCTTGTCGATAAGGTGCGGTTGCCGTTTGAAAATGTACGGTTGCTTGAGGTCGTGCCACCGCCTTGAGACAGAGGATTAAGCGTGGCGCGGTTACTCTTGTCCTCATTATCCATTGGATTGTCATTTGTGGCATTGGCACTGGTAATACTATTCAGCGTGAAATCGTTACCGTTCCCGCTGTTGTCGCCCCCAAGATCAGCACTATCCGCAAAGTCGAGCCAGAAGCCGTTTGATCCGAATGTCAATCCAGAGGGGTCTTTAGGTATCCAAACGCCGTTACTATCAAGCTCTCCAAAATCAGAAGCATCGGTAACATTAGTGCCATCCAGCGCGATTACTTCCGCCAGATACCCTTCATAATACTGACCAGCACCGTTCCTGCCGACATACTGGGCCGTGGCGCGAAGCCATCCGCCCATCGTGCCGCTTTCAGTATTGGTGGCAAAGTCAGTAATTTCGACACCGTCTTTCCACATACGGACATCAGTTGTGTCGTTGAAGGAGATGACCCAGTGTTGCCAAGCTGTCGTGTCGCGATAAAGCGCCGATGTTTTGACGGACCAATCGTTTCCATCATCTCCAATCGTCTCCATCGCGTCGTTGCTTGAAAAACGGATAAAGTCTGATTGCGCGGCAGTGGTGATGCCAGCGAGAACGGCACCAAAAGCCGTCAACCCCGAACGCTTCGCCCAAAAGGAAAAGGTGAAATCAGTATTTGACGATCCGCTCGAGGGCGTCCAACTAAAATAATCTGCCGAGCCGTCCAACCAGACAGCCCCAGCAGGAACATAGCCGCCAGCACTGCCGCCTGTTAAACTAAAAGGTACTCTTACGATAGACATTAATAACTATTCCCTTTTTTACTTAAAGTCTGCCTTTAGTTCTGCATCAATTGCTGTTGAAGTACGTACACTATAAGAAAGAATATCAACAGCGGAAGCAGTTGTAGTAAGAGTTGGAGCAGTCCCACTAGCAAACTTATAAACACTATTATAAGCAAGAGTACGACTACCAGTTCCATCTTGGTATACATAGATAAGTCCTGTCTGTCCTGGTTGTGCAGGAGTCATTGCTTTTAAAGTACGATTACCGCCTAGAGTTACAACAAAGTTATTTGCGTTGCTTGAAGAAACTGCAATACAAGCTGCATCTGTAAGAGTAATAATTGTACCTCGTGCTGCACCAGATACGTTTACAACATTATCAAAGTTTGTTACGCTAGTAAATGTTTTGGAGCCAGTAATTGTTGAATCAGAAGAAGTTTGAACATAACGAGCATCAGCAATTGAAATATCAGGAATTTCAGTTACGCTTGTTCCAATATTTCGTGAAGCTCCTGTACCAAAAGCAGATCGTACAGAAACGCCATCACAATACATAATTGCAGCATAACCTTGTGGAACGGCAGTACCGTCTCCACCAGCACATTTCATTGTAACAGAAAATGCACCAGACGTATTGTTACGTACAAGATACTGTTTTGTTACAGAAGGAATGATGACATCTACACTTGATGTTAGTGTACCGTGCAGTTCAAGAATTGCACTACGAGCTTGGTCAACAGAACCATTCTCTACACTAAGAGTTACGCTATCTGCTGCTAAAGCAATTGAGGTATATCCAGCAACAGCTTGGTCTACAAGTGAAAATACGTTGGAGTTAAGTCGGCTACCCCAAGTATTAGAGTTTTCACCCGTTGCTTGTTTCTCTAGTCGAATACGTGTGGTATATGTACTAGGCATTTTTATCTAGCTCCATCAATTAAAGTATCACCACTTCCTGCGGGTGAAGCTACAGTTTCCATATCGTCTCTGCGATTACGTCTTGCCTCGTTAACAAGGGTTAGTGAGGCTCGTTGATATTGACCATCCCAAATTTGTGCAGCAGTAAAGTTTTTCATGTAATAACATGCCTCTACCATAGTAGCATAGAACAATGCATTAGCACAAAAGTTAGTATAGTAATTAGTTTGTTTTCCTGTACTTAAAGTAGAAGGTTGAACAACATACTCTAACTCGACTACACTAGCTGATATAGGAGTTGGTACAATGATAAGTTTATCATTTCTAAATTTGGCATAATATTTAGGAACACCAACAGAAGAACGTACAGGCCAGTAATCTTCTGTAAATTCTTTTGTACGAAGAAGAAGCGATACACGGCTTCCACTTGAGTTAATGTAATTAACATTCTTTACAATAAGCGTATTGGAAGGCATACTTAAAAATGGATCAGAAGCAGTAAAGTTACTCGTAGCATATTCAGTTAATCCCTCTGAATCAAGTTCACGAGTTATACGATTTTCTGCCCGTCGAATAAAATCTGGAATAGCATTTACAAAATCTGTATCATCATTTTCAAGGGTGTCTTGAACTTGTGACACTAAAGTATTATAAGTTAATACTGCCATTTACGCTGCCCTTCTTCTTTCTACTGTCCAGGTTTCCGTTGTACCGCTGCCTAATTCTCTAGTCCAACTTGCACTACCAGTTCCTGGTTCTCTTGTCCAATTTTCTGTTGTTGCATTTCCACGTTCAATTGACCATAAACCAAATCCAGTAGAAGAATTTACAGTAAAGGTAACCTTTTGTCCTGTTAGAAGTACAAGAGCATTTCCAGTTACACTTACACTTCCTAAACTGTATTTAACTTGTTGGCCTGTAATTGGTACATTAACATCAACAACTGCTGTTGGAGTACCTAGTTCAAAAGTAGCTTGTTGTCCAGTTATCTCAATAGTAATACTAGCAACAATATCTACACTACCAACAGAGTAAACACTTTCTTGTCCGGTTGGTACTACAGTTGCACCAGCAAAAGTATCTACAGTTCCGAGAGAGTAAGTTGCTTCTTGTCCTTGAGGTACAGCGGCATGATCAATAACTACAAGAGGAGTACCAACTCCAAAGATAGCTTGTTGACCATCAATGCTAATTAAAGCATCACCAGTTACGTCAACTGTTCCTACAGAATAAGTAGCTTCTTGTCCTGTAATTTCAAAGATAGAACCAATTGTAACTACAACTGATCCTAAACTAGATTGTATTTCTCCTACTAAATCAGCTTCACTATAGGCAAAGTCACCATAACCCCAATAACCATACCCTTGTGAATTATTTAAAACAACGGTAGCATCCTGAGTATCAATTCCATACCCATAGTAACCATAAGGATTGCTGCCGTAACCAGCCATATATTATTAAGCTAAACGTACAATTGCAGTTGTAGCACCAGCGGCAGGGAATTGAACAGTAAACGTACCGTTTGTTGCTGTCTTATCACCACCAAAGTCTACAACAGCTACAGTCTTATTTGACTGTGATGAGTTATAAATTAGACAACCACGAGCCGTAAAGGTTGCACTTGTCCAAGATACATCTGCAAAGTCTACAATTGCTACACTACCATCTACAGTAACGTTAGTAACTGAAAGTGCTTCACCACCAGTTGTATAGCCATTACCATTGGCAATTTCAGCCGATGTAATATAAACAGATGTGCCATTACTTAATGAAGCTACACTGGAATAAAGAGCAATCTTAAATGTTGCACTTGTAAAATCATGTACAGCTTTAAGACTATCTTCTTTAAACCGAATAGCAATTCCAGATGAAATAGCCATTTTTATTTATTCCCTTTTTCTTATCTTTTATGATGTTGTAAACATTGTAATACTTGTTGGAACATAGGTTGTCATACTAGGTTGCCAAGTTGCATCTCCAGTTGTTGCTAGAACTGTATCTGGACGAGCATCTTTTAAAACAATAAAATCAGAAATCCTTGGTGACTTGTTTTGTGGATGGTTTACTCTATCAAATTGTCCATCAGATTCATTAGGACCAACTAACGTACCATCTGTTTCTTTTACTCTATCAGCGTACCGATAACGAAATCCACTTCTATCAGAAATAAACCAAGATTGTATTCTTCTTCCTGCCATTGTTTTAAACTCTAAAGAATGGTCTTATATATAAACTTTCTCTATCCCTGTCAGATTCAAAAGCTTCATTAAATACTTGATCGTAAATTTGTTTTAGCAGAGCTACACGAGAATCTGGAACTCCTGGACGTTTTAATGCCATTTTAAAAGCTAATCCTGCCGTAAGAGCAGGAAGCATATGAGTAGGAACATCCGCATTATATCGTGAAGCAGAACTATCCTCAGTATATCCAAAATAACGATAACGGAAGGTATAAGTAGCTACATCTGGTAAAGGCCAAAAATAAACAGTTGGTCCCGCGATTGTGGTTGATTGAACAGCATATTGTAAGGGACGACCTGTTTGAGATTTATTTGGAATCTTTTCGTATTCTTCCATAGTAATTCGACGCATTTCAATGTCGGTACTACCAGAACGAATTGTTCCAATAATTAAATCAATTACATTACTTCCAGGTTGAAATGTAGTTTGACCAGTAGATAGTGTAGTTTCTTCAGTACCTGTTTTCCAAAGTGAGTATCCACGGTTCTGCCATTCACGAAGAAGTAGATCAAGACTACGACGAGCCTCTCTTACATCATCACCAAGAGTTACTTCACCGCCAATTTGAGAGATAGCTTCTTCAATGATTTCATCAATTTGTAGATTAAAACTTGTTGTTCCTGAAGTAGCCATTTAATTAAATATAAGTTACAAAACCAACAACGTTGGTAGCTACGGAAACATAAACACCGTTATAGCATTTAATACCGCTTAGACCATTATAAGTATGAGTTACTTCTCCACTTGTGGGAACAGTTAAACTAAAACGACGATTACCTAAAGAACCGTCAGAAGCTAAATCATAAAAAGTAACCTCACCTGGAGATGCTGATTTATTAGTAAAAGTAAAACCGGAAATACGAACTGAGTCTGCAACTACAGTTCCAGTAGCGGTTACAACAACAGGGGATAATTGAGTTGACATTCTTTATTCACCTTTTTATTTATGAAAGGTAGGGTAGAAATAACTGCGAACAGCTATCCCTACCCCTAGTCTTTCAGAAAATCTAATGTTTAATCATTAGATATTTATTGATTAGACTTCAGCGCCAAACCACTTGCGCCAATCTGACCAACCAAAACTATAACGCTCACGAGCCTTAAAGCGAAGGTTGCCGGTATCAAAGTCTGGCTCCATCTTGGTAGCAAGAGGTGCACGAACGAACATCTTGGAACCGTTTGGAACGTCAGTCTTTACGAACCAGTTGTTAGCATCAGTGAAGCGACGGTTTACATAGAAACCATCGGGGAATAGACCCATGTTACGAACTGGGTTAATATCGTTTGGAGCGATACCGGAGGTTGGATATGCAACAGTACCGTTTGGTAGACCAGCGGAGTGTAGAAGCATATCAGTCTCAAAAGCTAGTTCAGGTGGAATGTGGATTGAAACTGGTGAAGCACCAATTAGAATGCCACGATCATCCTTTAGCTTATGAATGGCAGTAACTGCTGTTTCAATGGTTGAGATTGAAATTGCAGAAGTACCAATCTTGTTGCTTTGAGTGCCATCACCAATGGTTGGGTGAGAGTCAGAAATTAGAGCCACACCGTCGCCACCAACATAGCTGGCAGAGAAAGCATTGTTAAAGGTGTTAGCAGCCTTAACTTGCTTGGTTGAAGCCATAGCACGAGCAAGACCCTTGGCACGAACCTTGGCGAAGGTGTCGTAAAGGTTGTCTTCCATAGCTTCTTCAGTGACAGCAAAGGCAAGAGCAACTGTCTCGTGAGTGTAACGAGAAGTGTAGCTTTCCTTAGCTGAGTCGTATTGTACGGCAGCGCCTTCTGATTTAGTTGGAGCTTCACCGAACATAGTGAATAGAACTTCTTCTTCAAAAGCCCGATCTGAATTTTCAATTTCGTATAGTGGTGCATGCTCGTCTTCAACAGCACCATATTCTAGACCGAAAATAGCATTTAGACCTGGGAGAAGTTCCTTTGAAATATCTGAGCGATTAATAGCCATCTTTCATTCTCCCTATTAAATTGGCCCAACAACGCAAGCAACAACGTCATATTGTTGGTTACGAAGGATACGGACTTCTACCTTTGTAGCTGCATCGCCAAATGCATTATCAGGTTGCTCATAAAGAGCTACTGGGCGAACCATAGCAGTGGTAGCAACACGAGAAGCTGCCTTAATACCAAAGCCGGAACGACCAGTGAAGGTGCTGCCTGTGCCTAGAGTTACATCAAAGTTTAGGGCAAGATCACCGATTGTTAGAGATGCATCAGCCTGTACAACGTAAGTTGAGTTAGGATCATCATCTACTAGAGCGTAAGTAATGCTGTCATCTGAAGAAACAGATGCAGGAATATAAGCAGCCCATACAGGTTGCTTAGAAGTTTTATCGACATATTCTACACCCATTAGTACGCCTACTGCATAGTCAGTAGTTGTGGTAATTGGAGTAACGTAACCACTGTCCATCTTTACTAGATCACCTTGGAACATTGCGGAAGAATTGTTCTGGGCAATTTGATAACGACTGAAACCAGTGGAGTTAGCTGCACTACCACGTTTGCGTGAAGGGTGAAAGCCGGTTAGGTTCTTAGTTGAACTCATTTTGGTTTCTCCTTTTTGTTTATTTTTTTTAACTTAGTCTTTTTTTACAGAAAGAAACTAACTATTAATTAGTTATCAAAATCAACTGAACGATTACCTACAGTAACACGAGATTTACTAGCGTTAGAGATAGGCATACGACGATCCTGCATTGACATTAGACGTTGATTAATTGCTTCATTCATTTCGATATTTCGATCAATACCCCGTTGTTTCCTGGCTTGCCAGATGTCATGAGGAATTTTAGCTAAAGCAACATCACCACGAACAATACAATTTTGGAACCTATCGTTTTCCTTATGGTATCCATAACCCATTGTCATCTCTGGTACTTCATCGGAAGTTACGAACTCCCATCCTTCGTTAATTTTCTTACCAACTGACTTAAAATCTTCATCACCATTAATAAAAATTCGTAGCCATCCTAATTTGAAATTTTGGTCTAGGAAATTTTTTTCAATATGGGGAGGAATATCTAGCCAGTTTTCAGAGTCATAGTAAGTTCGTTGTTTGGTATCCCTCGTTGAGGCTTCACGAGCTTCACGAGTAACTGCATCATTAATTTTATTAGTCATTAGTTTCTATCCTTTATCACGCACGTTTAGTTTCAATAGTTGTATAATTGCCGTTAAGGTTATCTACCTTATGTTTTTCTGCGGCATACCTGTCAAGTGGAATCCCCCATTTCTTAGCAAGGTCAACATCTTTTTGAGTTAACTTGACCTTATTACCTTTGGGAGAGGATTTACGTGATGTTCCTGCTACCACTTGAGACGGTTTTTTCGCATCCGTCCCACGATTAAATTTATTAGGTAGTTCTGCTTTAAGCAGCCTATCTATTTCATTATAAAACTCTTTTGTCTGTGGATCATAGCCTTCATTCTTTAATTTTTGATCCAAAGCTAAAGCAACAGTAGTTGCAACTTCATCTTGTCCAAACCAACTAGAATTTTTTTCAAACCATTCTGAAGCAAGAAGGTCTAAATTCCTTTGTGCTTGAGGTTGAGTTTGTTGTTGTTGTTGGTGTTGTGCTGGACGTTGCTCTTCTTGATATGTTTGATACTGTTCTAATTCTTTTGTATATTTTGATTCTTCTTGTTCCCGTGCATCCTCTAGCTGGGCCTTACGAGCTTGAATAATTTTAAGATCAGTCTTTGCATCATTTAAAACATTCTGTGCTTCTAGTAATTTTTCTTTTTCACCGTCATCATAGGCACGAAGATAATTTGATTCTGCCATTCTGATTCGTTCATTTAATTCATTTTCACGAGAATATAAAGAAGAAATCTCATATGACTTTGTTGTTTGCTGTGTCTTAATAAGTTCTGAACGAAGTTTATTTAGTTCAGAAGACATATCCTCAAGTTGAGCTTCACGTTCCTTACGTTGTTGAACAAGTTGACGAATACGTTTTTCGGCACCCTTACTGTTAATACCTTCTAGCTCTGAAATTTGTTCCTTTTCAGAAACCTCTTGTACATTTTCACTATTATCTTGTTCGTTATCTTCCGAAACAATCTCATAATTAGATTCATTATCTACATTAGTTTTTGTTTCTACCTCTTCAGTATTTTCAACCTCATCTTCTAAATCGTAAGATACTTCTGGTTCTTTAGCTACGGCAGCTTTCTCAGGATCAATACTGGTCCAACCACCGTTATCATTTTCTGTTGACATAAGTCACTCCTTTTATACGTAGGCAACGATACTACGAGTTACGCTGCATTAGCTGAAAGATTAAACATAATGTCTAAACTCTCTGGGCTTTCAACTTTCATGATTACTTGGTCATCAAAGATAAGTAGAAGGCGAACACCCTTATACATAAACTTATGACCTACATGCCGACCATATGCAATATAATCTCCCTCTTTACACCAAGGACCATTAGGAAACTTATTTTCATCTTGATAAGCACTTTGTCCTACAGCTAAGACTTTACCCACTGTAGTAAGGTATTTTACATCTTCTTGAAATTGATCAGGAAGAAGAATGCCGCCTTTAGTTTCCTTACGAATTGAAACAGGGCGAATGAGAATATGGTATCCAGGAAGTGCTGGAAGTGGATCAGGATCAGGTACTAGCTTTTCCGTAATCCAATCATCATTCTTAACGGCTCCACTATATTTAACGTTCTGCATCTTCTAGTTCATCCTTTAAATATCTATGTTTAAGATCATCAACAATTCCAATTAAAGTACTGATACCATCATATACTCCAATTAGATAACGATAGTCATCGTATGATGAACAAGAGCCAGATGCAAGGTTATTTTTAACATTTTCTAAAGCAGTATCTAATTCTTTTTCAATATAAAAAGAATCAATTAGTTGACTAGGTTTCATTACTTTTTCTTTTTAGGTTTTCCCTTAGAAGCCTTACCTTGTTGTGGGGCAGTTTCTGAAAACCATTTGTTTCCACCCTTGCCACCAGCTTGCCATTCTTGTTTAATTGCAGCCATTTTATTTTTTCCTTTTTTTCTGTACGTTTCTTGCTTCACTCAAAGCAATAGCCATTGCTTGTTTTTTAGATTTTACTTTTGGTCCTTTCTTTGAACCAGAATGTAATTTACCAGCCTTATACTCACGCATAACCTTAGAGATTTTCTTTTGTCCTGGCTTGGTAATTTGTTGAGAAATATTTGATCTATTGATAGTCATAAGATAACACTCTAATACGATTAGCAACTTCTCTAGCTCTGTTTGGAGTCTGTTTTAACCAATCAGATTCTCCACCAGATTTATTTTTTAAAACTTCTTCAGCAGCTTCTTCAAATTTTCCTTCTTTATATAGTTTTAAAGTTTTTGTAAATTCTTTAACTTTTGGTTTACCCATTTGATAAATCATTTCTGCTAAAGGCCTAGCTCGTCTATCTTTAAATCCTGATAATTCTTCAGCATCTTTAATAGCATTAACCCAACGTTCTTGGCTTAAATTATCTACTAAGTCAGAAGAAAATTTATCTCCAACTTTAATATTTTCTTTACCAACTAATTTTTTAAATGCATCATCTACTAAAACACCAGGACCAACAGTTAATTTTTTTCTAGTATCTCCATAAATAACGTATTCATTTGATGCCTTATCAAAATATTTTGGGTTTTTATAAAATTCTGTATTAAATTCATTTGGTTTAACAATAAGATTAAAATAATCTTTGTTAGTATTAAAATTTAAGGAATCGCCTTCACCGGCTTGTTCTATAGTTTGATTTTCTTTTACTAAATCAACCAATTCAGAAGGTAACATTTCTTCTAAAGTAGGTCCACGAGTAATATCTGAATCCATTTTTACTTCTTCTTGTGGAAGATATGTTTCTTCTAATTCAGGTACATAAGGAATTTTTTGTTCTTGTTGTTCTTTCAAAAGAGTATCTACAAAATTTTGTAACTCTGGGCTAAGTTGAACATCTCCACCTTCAGCAAATTGTGGAGTAAGGTCTACTTTTTCTTTTAATTCTTCCACGCTAGTTCCTGTTTCCTTCATAAGAAGTTTCATGACTTCAATAAGGAACTTATCATCACGATCTTTTGTCTTGTTAGTATCACCAGAACGTAGCTTGGCTATTTTTTCAGCGGCTGAAATCTCTAGATCATCACGTTGAAGATCAAGTTTCTCTTCATCAATAGCAATCTTAGCAGCAGACTGTAGAGACGATAGTTTCAGTTTTTCTTTTTCTAGGTCTAGTTGTTGCCGTTGTAGTTCAAGGGTCATACGCTCTAGGTCTTCTACAGTACCCATCTCAGCCATACGTTCATTGTTTTGTAGAATTTCTTGAGCAGCGCCTTGAGTGATTGTAGAAATAGCAGATTCATCACCAGAACCAGCTTGTTCAACACCGGAACGAAGCATACCAGCCATTTGTTCTTCATATTGCATAATCATATGGTCACGAATATTTGCTTGAAGAATTGGAACAACTTGTTGCATTAGCGGGTTTTGTCCAAGTGTAGGATCAGCAATAAAAGATTGTTTTACAATAATGTGAGATTGATGATCTTGACCTGAAAAAGCTTGAATAGGTTGTCCTTTTACAGCTTGTCGAATATCTGAAACTGGATCAAGAGGCTGTGGTTGAGGCATATCAGGATTAAGGAACCTATTTGGATCAGTGATATTTAAAGCCTCTAGAATTGTACGATTAACTTCCTTCATGTTGTACATACCAGCAGGAGATTGAGAAGCTAGTTGTAAAACAGTTTGTGCCATTGCAATACGATGGGCAGAAGAAGGAACGTTTGGATCAGATACAGGAATAATATCAATACGACCATCGAAGTCTGCTTTAAAGATTTGACCTGTAATCATAGGAATATCAAAAGGATATTCATTTGGCAGATAATCATAGTTAATACGAGCTAGAATTTGAAACTCGTTACGTTGGCTATGATGTAGACGTTTATGGATTGCACTAAAGAATTTAGTAGAAGCTTCTAGTAGAGCAAGTGTAGTACCTACTGGACCATAGTTAGTAGAATCAGCTACAACTTGTTCCGTTGTATCAGCAAACTTTTGACCAGTTGCAGATACAAAATTAAGCATTTGCATAAGAGTATTTGATGGCTCTTTATAAGGTAGAGGAATAATAGCTTTGCTAAGATCAACACCAGTTGCTTCTACTTCTCTAAACTCGCCTGGAGCAATAGGATCGTTTGCACCTACAACTCGTACACCACGAGCTTTAAAACCACCAGGAAGATTTGCGAATTGACCTGCATCAACTAGGTTTCGCATTGCAGCCGTAGCTGTGGCTGTAAGGTTTCCAAGAAAATGGATGTAGCCTAGACCATAAAAACCAAAGCCAGGAACAAACTTATAATGAGTGAACCAGCAAAGTTTTTCTTTTCTTTCATCACTTTCTCTCCAGTTACGACGAATTGAAAGAACAGTACGAGAATCAAGATCAACAGTAACAATATAAGGAAGTGCTACTGTAATTTTATCTTCTTCCTCACTCTCATTTTCTTCTTCAATCTCCAAATAACAATGATGTTCAAGAAGAGTATATTGTGGATCACTTGTATAGTTTGGAGACATACCAAGAATAGTATCCATCTTCTTACGAAGACTTGTTGGAGTTACTTCTGTAGGTTCTGGTAATTCTGAGTCAATATAGTCTGGCAGACCATAGAATCCAGTAACAATATCACGCTTTAAATCATTTGGACTGCGATAGATAACATGAGTATATCGGTCTGCCTTACGTAGATCAGGAGCATTGTTTGAAACAACGAATTGATCAATAGTTACAAACTCAGAAACAGGACGTTCTAAAGAAGGATCATAGTAAATCTTTTTAAATGCAGAACCAAAAATTGGTAGATGGAACAACATACGTTCCAGTTCATCAAAATATTCAGTCATTTGGTCTGTTAGCTGATAGTTCATAAAGTTCTGAACACGATTAGCTTGTTGCTCCTTTTCAGGAGTAGAAAGACCAACAACTTGAGCCTTTACTGGACCTTTTGATGGAAATAGTTCTTGAATAGCTTTTGATTGAAACTTAACGGAAGATTCAATAATAAGGGGATGAACGGCTGTGCAAGCACCTTCAAATGGTTCAGAAGCTTCTTCTAGTTTTAGACCAAGAAGATCAAAGCCACGTTCAAAAGTATCTTCCCAATCTGCACGGCTTTCACGATCTGCTTCATACTCGTCAATTACTTTGTTAGCAATTTCTTGAAGTTCATCTTTATCTAAAGAAAAGATTAGATTCTCATAATGATCATAAGTTAATTCTTCCATAATTTCATGAAGATCACTCTCAACATTATCTTCTTCCATTTCAATTTCTAATTCAAAAGGCTCACTATCAGTCTCTACATTAAAATCAATAATGTTAGAGTTACTTCCTTGTTCTGCAAAAGGATTACGTTCAATAGCCATGATTTATTTCTTTCTAATCTTTTAAATTCTTTTTACCAGCATTTTTAGTTCTACTAAAAGACCTATTCTTACTTGCTGGTTTGACAGCTAAATTTTTACTTGTAGTTTTGCCGCCAACGTGATGAACATCATTTCCATCACCTTTTGAAACTTTACCTAAACGAAGCATCTTCCGTCTGGCGTTATTACGCCTAGCACGATCTTTTTTACTTTTAGATTGAGACTGATATTTACCCTCACCGTTCTTACTGTAGTCTCTTTTGTAATTAGGAGAAGATGGCATTAGCGGCATCTCCAACGTTTACGAGCTTGCCGTAGACGGCTATTAGGGTCTTTTGCTGCACTTGGAAACTTCTTCATTTGTCCTTTTGATCTAGCACAAAAACTCTTACGCCGTTTAGCACGTTTACCAGTTGGATTAGCTTCCGTAACGGCGGTTTGTAGTTTACTTCCTGGGTTTTGGCGACGATACTTTGCAACACCTTTAGCAGTTAATCCTGCACCTTTTTTAGTGGGACGTTTATCTCCACTACCAATGGTCATGCCTTTCATGCCCTTACCAGTTTGCTTACGTGCCATCTATTATTTTCCCTGTCCACGATACTTTTTGTAAGAACGTCTTTTACTTTTATTAAGATTACTTCTTTTAATCATAGAAGAATTATTTCCAATAGTAGTCTTTTTTCGTACTGAACTATGTTTAATCTTTAAACCAATTGTACCTTTAGGAGCTTTAGCCATTTTTTAAAACTACTTCTTTACTTTCTTTTTAGCTGCTGCGCTTAAATCTTTATAATGAAATACTTGTTTTGATGACTTGCTATGTGTAGCACCACTGTGAATTTGACCATTCATCTTATGTGTTTTACCGGAATACTTAGTCCCGTTCTTAAAATAATGCATTACATTAGCAGCCATTATTTTACCTTTCTATATTTCTTTACTTTTTTAGCAATACGTGCTGGCTGTTTTACAAATTGCTTACCAGACTTTGTTCCTTCTCGCTTTGCTTTAGTTGTAGCAGCATATTCTGAAGGTGACAATGCTTTTATAGCAGAAGAAGGTAAATATCTTTCTCCAGTTTTACTAGAAGGTTTACCAGACTTGGTACGCCATTTCTGTTTAGTCCAAGCTTTTAAACTTTTTTGACTTTTTTTAAGAGCCATTTTTAACTCTCATTTTTAATATAGATTATTTCAAAGTCAGCAAAGACAAGGTTATTAGACCCTGAACTATATGCTCGTGCCTCAATATCAGTTTTTTCTGAAAAAGCTACTGGTACTTCAAAATTAAAAGCTATTTCACCAGTTTGAAGAGTTACCTTTGCAGCGGTTCTAAATACACCACCAAAGGGACGTTGAACAAAACGAGCGACAAGATACTGGTTTGTGTTTGGTGTGCCTGTGCCTAAATTACCTTTAAGAATATAACCAGTATATCCCGCTGGAATAGTCCAAATAGCCATAAGTGTTTGGTTTTGACCTAATGTTATTTTAGCATAAATAGTAGCTGGAACACCCGCAGTTACTGTACCAGTACCTACATAAATATCGCCAGCGGCTGTTCCACCACTTCCTGCTGTTGCAACATAAGCACGGTTTACGCGAATAAAAGTTGTTGTCGTTAAAACTTCAGTTTGTCCATTGAGAGAAACAGTTTCAGATGCTTCATTCCAATTTTGATCTAAACCAGAAACTACAACAGTTCTTGCACCAGTACCAGCAGATGTATCATTTGTACTGCTGCTGGATACCTTCATTTGAATTGCAGCAGCGGGATAAGCATAAATACCACCAGCATCCCAAATCGTTTCTTCTGTACCATTAACGTCTGAATTAAACCCAAACTTAAAAATAGCTTTATGATAAGGAATTTGATCACGAGCTATTTGAAGATTAAATGGTTCATATGTTGCTAAACGAGTAATGCTATGAGGAAAATTTACCATAATTATTTATATCCTCCTCCAGCTTTTTTATATTCAGCGGCTAATAGTTGTGCTTTACGTGCTGACCATTGTCCAGGCTTACCGCCTTTTCCGCCAGCCTTAATACTTTCAAATAAACGCTTACGCATTCCTGGCTTTGTGTAATTACCAGCTTCGTTTACTTTACTCTTCTGTTGAGTCTTCTTTTGAGTTGTCTGTTTTCTTACAATCACAACTATCTCCACAGTTTACACAATTACAATCTGGTCCACATTCTTTACAATTACAATTTTTACAGGACATTTTATTAAATATTCTTCTTACTATAGTTTGCTCGACCATAGCCACGCATGGCTTTACCACAACCACGAACAGAACCACCCATATTATATTTTTTAATATGTCCACCTGATTTATTTACTGACATTATTTCTTCCAACCAATCAGGTTGGTCCTCATCAATTTCAAATAGACCAAGAAACTTCTCACGAGTCTTTTTAGGAGCTTTTACTTCTGAACGTTCTAATGCTTCTTGTGAAGGTGAAGAAGCACGACGACTAGGCATCTCTATATCTGACCGTTCTAAAGCTTCTTGTGAAGGTGAAGAAGCACGACGAACAGACTTTAATTTATCAATAGGAGCTTTTCTAATTGTCCTTGGTTTTCTGCTTTTTTCAATTAGCTTTTTTTCTTCTTCAAAAAGCTCATCTGCTTCTTTTTTTGCTTTTGCTTTTTTTCGTTCTTTTCTTAATGTTTCCATAAGTGCCATTTTATTAAAATCTCCAATATCCAATTCGTTTCTGGTTTGAATTATTATTATTATCTTGCATTTCTTCTATGAGGTAAGCATCCAATGGATGCTCTACTCTCCAAGAATCCTTCAAATATAAAATAGCCATTACCATCGCATCAACTTGGTCATCATATGTTGCGTTGGGAAAACTAACGGCTTCGTTAATTAAATCCTTTGCAAAAGGTTTATCTGGAAGATAGACCCGACCAGATTCTAGAATAGGAGTAGAAGCATTAACACGAGCTACTTTATCTCTATCTGGATTGTATTCAAGAACAGGCAATCCAGCCCTTCGCATATCTTGAATAAGCGACTGACCGGATGCCTTTTTTTCAATTATAACAACGTCTGGTTCATATCTATCATACATCTCTTGAGCAGTCATACGCAACTCTGGATATTCTAATCTATCTCTTTTATTTGAAAGAAGAATTAGATTATGAGTAAGATGTTCAAACCCGCCACTGTCTATTTGAATATTTTTAAAAATTCCCCACGTTTGAATAACAGAATAATCCGCTGAAGTTCTAGTTGAAAAAGCAGTATCATATGTTTGAATAACGAAGTCACAGTCTGGCGGCTCATCCATAAACTCCCAAGTTTTAAACCAATCCTTTTTAATGATTCCACCTTCATCTGGTGTTGGGTCTTGCATGTAGAGAGATTGCCAGTATTTGGTTCCGTTCTGTGAACGAATTTCAATCTCGTCCTTTTTTAAAAGATCGTTTGGTTTCCATTCAGGAAAATAAGAAGAACCAATTGGAAGATTTAAAAGATTAGCTGAATCTTCATCCAACCAAGCTGGAATTTTAACAACTTCCCATTCATCAATTTTTACGTTGTCTTTGTCATCATCATCATCACTAAATATATTTTCTTTTTTATGTTTAGCTTGTGTCTCTAAAAGCCAGCCGCAAATATCATCTTCATGATACCTTGTGTTAATGATTACGACACTACCATTAGGCATCAAACGTGTTCGTAGACCAGCGGGATACCATTCCTTGATGTATCTACGACCAGCTTCTGAGAATGCATCTTCTTCTGACATAACATCATCTAGAAGAGCAATGTGTGCACCTCGACCAGCAATTTGTGATCTAACGCCAGCAGCAATATAAACACCATTCTGGTTTGTTTGCCATTTACCAGCGGCACGTACATCTGATCTAAGTGTAGTTTGTGGAAAGATTTCTTTATATAGTTCGTTGTTTACAATATCACGAACAGATCGTCCAAAGTCTGCTGCTAATTGGTCAGAGTGAGAGACAGAAAGTATTTCATGATTTGAATGTTTACCCATATACCAAGCAGGGAAAAGCTTAGAACAAATAACAGACTTAGAGGAACGAGGAGGAAGAAACACCATAAGTCTTTTGATTTTTCCTTCATGTACTTTTTGAAGCTTGTCAGCAAGTAACTCAATATGCCTTCCTAATTTAAAATCAGCAATGAGTGAAGGAGCTAATAGTTTAACGAATGTAAGAAAGTTTGAGCGAGATTTTAAGATAGCTTGCTCAAACAGTTTCTCTCGCAATTCCAGGTAGTCTTGTTTTTTTGACAAAGAAAATTACTCTTTTAATTTTTTTAAATTTTCTTCAAATTGTTCTTTAGAAGGAATAGTATCAGATAACAATCCAAGTAATGCTACAGCGGGTATTCTACTACCTAGCTTACGAAGTATGGAAGATAGTCCAGAAGGTGAGGAAGTTTTTACTTCATTATTTGCTTGGGCTTTCTCAAAATCAGACATATCAATTGATTTTAGACCCTGGCTTTTCTGCCATTCATTAATCTTTTTAAGTTGTCGATATTTTTCTAAATCAACAGGTCCACCTTCTTGATAATTATTATTTAGATAAAACTTTAAACCATCTAAAATTTCATCATATGTTAACGAATGTGAGCCTTTACTTTTTTCCGCCATCGACAACTCGCAGTCCTACCATATCGGCTAGGTCTTCAATGTCTTTTGAAATCTTTTCTTCTGCATCTGAATCAGCAAAATGAGACATCTTGATCTTTTGTTCAGACTTGTCAACAAACATACCAAGGTGCCGAGCAATGGTTTCTATGCTACGATTGGCGTTGGTGAAGTCCTGTTCGGTCATGGCCTGTTCATACACAGCCGCAACCTTTTCTAAAACCTTTTCAGCATTCCAACTCATTCTACGTAAAGCCTCCTCCTTGAGATGTTCAATTCGTCTTTTGATCTTCTTGTTATTATAAAACAAATTCTTAGCAGCTTGCAAAGTTAATTTATCTGTTTTCATTTTTGAATAACCAGCAGCTAAATATGCATGAACCAGATTACCAGTAGCAACACATTCCATAGCAAACTTTTCCTGCTTTGCCGTCATACCACCAACAACTCTTGACCGTTTGGCGTAGTTGCTTTTTACCTTATCCGTATCTTCTAACATTTTTGCAAAATCCTCTGGTTCATCCTTTACATAGTCAAAATGTTTCTTTGATCGTTTTTGCCCCTTGACATGCTTAACTTTTCGTCTATTATATTCCTTACGCATGGAATGCAAGTCCTTACCAGCGGAAGCCATAGAACGAGTAGCAGCAGTTTTCTTGATAAGTTCCTTTAGTTCTTCAGTCTCCATGTGGCAATAGAGAATTTGAGCCTCATGATCTAAATTACTTTCATAATCCTGATGTGTAACAGGAACAGTATAATTCTCATTAAAATGTTTTAGAATCTTATCGTTTTTTGTTATAGGCATATACGTAAACCAAAATTTTTTTTTAAAAAAAACTTGTTGACTTTTATTTTATGGTAACATATAATCATACATGGATGCCATAAAAAAAGGGATAACTAAGGTTTTCCTTTCGGGTCCAAATGAAAATAAATTTTGCTAATCAATAGGAGATTTATAAAATGACTAGCTTACTAAAACAAATCAACGACTACATGGAAACACAGAAGAACGAGATGATGTCAATCACAAACATGGTTGACTACATGAATAATCTGTTCTTCAACTACAATGACGATTCTCGTCAAATTGCTAACATGACTAATAAAGCTTTAAAGAAACTACCATTTAACGGACTAAAGAATGAAATTGTTCATTATGGTGGTGATTACGTAATTACCAACTCACTAAAAGACGATGACAAGGACTACATTATGCACTTTGTTCTTCCAGGTCATAATCACAAGACCGTTGACGTAGCAAAGCGTGATCGTAACATTATCATCAAGTCAAAAGAATTAAACAAAGATGATGCAGATTATAGCTCAACTTCCTATTACTTCTATAAGTCCATTCCTCTTATCAAGAAGAGTTTTGAAGTTCAATCCGTTGTATTCAAAGATGGCATTCTAAGTATTGCCCTCAAGGATATGGAAGAACCACCAAAGGAAGAACTACTGGAGATTACTCAGGGCTAAATCCAAATCTTTCTATCTCTTGTTTAAAAGAGCTGGTTACAAGGTCGATCAATTCGTTGTCTCGACCAAAGTAACTGGCTCTTTTTATTTTTAAATCCTTTTGAGATGGAAGACCTTGAAAGCTTGGTAGAGTTATTCTTGACAATTCAAACAGCTTATTCAACAAAGGCGTAGTTTGTTCCATACAGAAAACATCATTCACTTCAGATAACCAAACCATTTGAGAAGTTAGTCTAGGTCCACAAAATGGAGATGAATGAAGGTAGTCATAATCCCTATCATTCAACAACCAGTTTCTAAAGCCTCTACTTTTAAGCCTGTATTGTTCCTTTACGGCATCCTTTGTTTCCTTTATACCTCTACACCAAGCCACACGATCCGGTGGACCTTCTGTAAAAAACTCATACATGTCAATCAAATAATCAAAGGGACTACGAACAATACCAAAGGTATAGTTGTTGTTCCACTCATCCTCGCCAATAGCATGTTTGATATTCAAAGAATAACAAAGATTAGGAAGAATATTCTTTTTATTCTTATATTCGTTTACCTCACTATCCTTGCCACCAAGAATGTAATGACGAATGTTTTCTGGAATAGCAGAAACAATCAAAGGTGTGTAAACAAAGATAAAGTTATATTTATTGTTATGAAAAAACATCTTATTTAAATAAATTCCTTTTAATTTGTTCAATATCATTTTCAACCATATCAAATACAAGCTGCTTGAATGAAATAGATGGTTGCCAATTTAGATTTTCTCTAATCTTTGTACTGTCTCCTAGTAAATACTCAACATCAGAAGGACGATAGAAACGAGAATCAATCTTAATCAAAACTTCCTTTGTCGTACCATTCTTGTTAACAGCATATTCATACAGTCCCTTTCCTTGCCAATTTAGAATAATTCCAATCTTCTCAAAGGCCATATTGCAGAAATCCTTGACACTGTATGTTTCACCAGAAGAAACAACATAATCCGTAATCTTACTTCCAGAAGTATTCAACATCAAATGCATTGCCTTGACATAATCCCTAGCATCTCCCCAATCTCTACGAGCATGAACATTTCCTAACATGATTGGACCTTTGTTCTTGCCCGTAGCATATTGAGCAACACCATTGGTAATCTTTCTTGTTACAAAGTCCAATCCCCTACGAGGAGATTCATGATTAAACAGAATACCATTGACTGCATATGTGTTATATGTTTCACGATAATGTTTCACAGTTAGAAAAGCAGATAACTTGGCAATGGCATAAGGAGACGTAGGCTTAAATGATGATTGTTCAGATAAACTTTTTTCAGTCCCTGTAGCTTCGTTACCAAATAATTCAGACGTAGAAGCTTGATAAAATCTAAACTGTTTTTTAAATACCTCTGTAAAGGCTTCCAGAAGCCCTACAACAGCAACTGCATTAATCTGGTGGGTGAGTACAGGAATTTTAAAACTCTCTCCTACGTGGCTCTGAGCGGCTAGATTATACACTTCAATATAATTATCCATGATTGTCATGTAACTTGTCACGTAAGACTTAATAGTTTCCACAAATGATTTGATAGAACCGTTATCTAAAAGATCAAGATTGATCAAAGTTAGATTAGGATGATCAATTAAATTGTGTAAACGAGTGTTATTGGATAGTGGAATGGATGTACGTCGAATACCAGCATAGACCTTATATCCGTTTTCTAGAAGATATTCCGCAAGATATGAGCCATCTTGTCCTGTAATACCAGTTATAGCAGCTAGTTTTTGCATATTTATTAAATACTCCTATGGGTACCCTAAAAATAAAATAGAGGGGTGTTTTCCTAGAAACAAAGAATAGAGGTAGTTTGTAGAATTGGCAAGAGCAGAAAAATACAAAAAAAAATTTAGAAGGTGGTATATATATACTTTTTGTGTGGATATAAAGAGCTAAAATTTTGAAATTTATGTCTGTTCATATACGACACCGACAGCGCCGCCAAATTTTTCCCCTCCCCCTACTCAAAACCAAAGAGTGGCCGCAAGGCCTCCGTTTGCGAATTAGAATTATTCTAAGGTAGATTTTAGACAAGAAAACGCCCCGCTCTTAGGCGAGGCGCTTCCTCGTTGACTAGGTGAAGCTTAGATAAGCTTGCTCAAGTTAACTGCGTTCGGCTTGGCTGTCGGCGCGGCGTCCTTGCCCCGCTTGGCCCGGCCTTGTGCCGTCGGTAGGATGACACGGCCTTTTGAGATAAAAGCAGGCACTTCGTTTTTGCCATGGGTCATGCACCCGTTAACCAAGTAGGGGAGATTGAAATAATCCCCACCAGGAGCCAGTGTGAGAGAATTAACGTCAATCTCAAACGTCAATGTGACCTTGCCAGTACCGGCAACAGCGGTGGATGTCTTAACGGGGGTAGTCTTGATTGTCTTGCGAGCCATGATAAAGGTTCCTTTCGTGGTTCGCGGTTATGGCGTCGGGTTCATCCCGTCGCCTGATGATCAATATAATGATTTTTTTCGACATATCAAGAAAAAAAATGGCTTAGTTCACCATGCATAGGACTATACCGTTAGTCATACTCCTAGTCTATGACCCATATTATTACCATAATTTTCATATGATTTCCCGACAAGTGTACGAAACAACAACACAATTCACCGACACGTTATTGAATTAACAATACAATTAACCGACACGTTATTGAATTAACAATATGATTAACCGACAAGAACATCTGAAGAACAAATCATAAATGAAACGTGAATGTTGTATATACCTTATGTAAGTTATTGATACTAATACGTTATTTATATGGTTATTACCTTGGTTATGTCAAGAACTATTAAGATATATGCGTAAATAAAGGGATTTTAATGCAGTTAAGCTAGATAATATGGAATATTTATGCAGTTAAGCTAGATAATATGGAATATTTATTCAGTTAAGGGAGGAGAATTAGATAATTTGTTTGTGATATGCAATAAACGCATAACAAATACGCATATACATTCCTTAAATACATAACAAAAACAACGTACATAATATATTCATGGTCATATTATAAAAGTATTATAAGTAATTACGCCGATCCGCCACTCCTGAACGGGGTTTCGCAGCTTGGAACCGTTCCAAGGTTTTGGCCAAGCCATTGAAATCGCTGGCAAAAAAAAAATCGTTGACAGGCTGGCTGGACCGTGGGATTATACTGGACCAAGCCGGGGTTCCGACCCTATTATTAATCATCCTTACTATTATTAGGAGGAAACAACTATGACTAAACTTACTGAACAGCAAAAGCTTGCGTTGTACAGGATTTATTCTCGTGATTGGAATAAACCTTCTAGCTATCTAGCGTTTCGGCGTACTGTTCAACAAGGGTTTGATTGTATCATGGTGCCATACTGCGGTATGTGGCTTGGCATCGAAACAGATGGATATACACACTCTTAACATAGGAGGTAATCATGGATAGCCTATATCGTTTCGCATTCAACGGTCGTAAGAATGAATACGATGAATATGTTATTAAGGCTTGGCGTAATGGTAAGCGTTATGAAAAGGGTGACTATTACACTGATAACTACGATGACGCTGTAAATACTATGAACTTGCTTCGCAAGGAGTATTACGATGACTAAAAATTTCTATCAAAAATCACCTAGCATTCAGTTGTTTCTTAAATCAATATCTGTGGGGGATATTGATAAAGGCGAGTGTCCTACCTGTGGTGATAAGATAGGATCATTTAGGGATACATTATCTGAAAAAGAATATTCTATCTCAGGTATGTGTCAGTCATGTCAGGATAATGTTTTTGGATTGGAGGAAGAATAATGACTAATATGCATATAACTAAACTTACTGGCAAGCTTGATGGGTTTCGTTCGTTGTCTTCAAATACAACAACTAATCCTTTCTGCATCAAGATGAACGCAACGACCAAAGATAACATTATCTGCAAAGAATGTTATAGCATGTCTATGCTCAAAGGATTTCGTAAGAATGCTGCACCAGCCTTACAACGAAACAATGATCTATTAGCTAGTCGTATTCTTGAACCCCATGAAATACCTACGATCCTTGATAGGTTCTTTCGTATTCATGCTCATGGTGAAATCCTAAACCTTACACATGCTATTAATATTCTGAACCTTGTTAAAGCTAATCCGCATACTACATTCGGTTGGTGGAGCAAGCGTAAGGATATTATCAACAAGCTATTCTCTCCGTCTTATGGTGGGTTTGGATTTAAGAAACCATCCAATCTAATCATGATCTATAGCAATCCTAAGATTGATGATGTTATTGATACGCCACCTAAATGGTTTGATAAGACGTTCAACAACGTTACCAGCCATCCGTCTGAGAACTGTACTGGACAACGCTGCAAGGATTGTCTAGTCTGCTACACCAACAACGACACCAACACTATTATTGAGAAGGTAAAATAACAATGATTATAGATAGTCAACTAGAACAAGGTCGTATTGTAGCTATTAAAGCTCTACGTACTTTGATTGAACGTGACGAGTGGAATCCGATTGAAGCGTTGGATCATGTTATTATTGAATATGGTTTAACGCCAATGGAAATTGTAGAGTTTGAGAAAAAAGTAAAGGAGAAATACCATGATTTTATCTAATCTTGAGCTTTCTATCTTCAATAATATTAAAGATAAAAAGCCTGAGATTACGTTTTGTTCTCGATTACATGACAATGAGTTAACAATCTGGAACAAGATGATTTTCAAGTCTATCGTCCTAGAATACTGGTATGAGGAGTATCCTGAGTATGTCGAATCCCTTTGATAAAGAACGTGAAGCTTACAACGCCTATGCTGTGTATGTTAATCCATTAGACTTAGCTGAATACAGGATCATTAAAACATTCGATGATCCTAAATTGGAAAACGATAACAGTAACTGGCTAGTCGTAACTCGTAACATGTGGAGTGGTGATTATGATGATGTAAAAAAGATTAAGGCAAGAGAAGTAAAAAACTATTCTTTCCTGTTATCCTGTACAGACGATTGGAGTAAACACTATGCGTCTTGATGACAAGATTGAACTAGTTATTATCCTAGCCGTAGTTGCTATCGTTGTTTCAACTCTTCTGATTATGAAAGATCACACATGGCCTATCTGATGCTAAAACAAATAGCTATCATCTCTATCTGTGTAACTATTCTAATCCTTCTAACATAAACTAATAGAGGAGCATGAAACTTATGACTAGTGCCATTAAAATCTACAACAATTATGAGGAGATTCCTTGGATAGTAACAGACTACATTCTATCTGTTAGTGACGCAGATAATATCTACGAAATACCCCTTGACGAAATCAACGATTTTCTATACAACTTAGAAGATCACTATGAAACGGCTAATCAGGAGTAACATAGCCATGAACAACATCGTAAATCTTAACAACGTCATCATGAACCCGTTTGAACAGAGCTTTAATGGAAGCGTCTTAGACTTCAGCATCACAACTGGTGAAGTATTTACACCAATGTTTGAAGAGTCTTCTGGTGAGAAGAAGGCTGTAATCAAGATGGATGATAATGGTAATCCTGTTGATTGGTGGGTAGTGGGTAAAGACTACTACGTAAAATCACATAGGGATTTCTTTGGATCAATCGAACGTGAGCTTATGAATAACATTGATCCTAATCATCTGTCTGGTGTTGAGATTACGACAAAGTCTAGTCGAGGTGGGCGTTGGGGTATGCGTCAATATGTTTTCCCCAACGTTACTTGTCCCGTTGAAACCAATACAGGATTTACAACTGATATTAATCTTCGTATTGTTTCCTGGTCAGGATTGGATGGAGGTACTGCAAACAATTACATCATCGGATTGTTTGATGGGTACTGTCTAAACGGTTGTGTGTTTACTAGAGCAGCTAATAAAAAAGATGCTTATGTAAAGCGATACAAGCGTAACAGTAAGAACTTCAATCTTGATTTCTTCTGCGCTGATATTATGAATGCTGTAGAGGTATTCTATGAACAGTCAAAAGAGTTTCAGTTGATGGCTCAAAAGCCTCTATCCCTTCAACAAGGATGGGATTTTATTGAGAATATCAAAACATTCTCTGAGGCTAAAAAAGAGTCAATGAAGGAGTTGTTTACTCGTGAATTAACTGTACGGGGTAACAACGTATTCAGTCTGCATAGTGCCTTCACTAACTATTCTTCACACAAGAATGATGATCTGTTTCGTAGTCGTACTACTAAACACGAAGATGTAGAGGCAGAAATCCTCTTCAAGCGTGAAGAAGAAATTACTAACATTCTCAACAGCAATAGCTGGCGTGAATTGTTAGCAGCCTAATCTTACAAATAGTCTAGGCCAGTCTGTTATTCGGGCTGGCCTAGACATGTAATCTAAACATTTTATGGAAGTTAAAGAAAGACAACTAAGCAATGAGTATCATCAAATGTTCTAAATGTGAAACAACTGCAACTGTAATTCTGGACAATATGTATTATTGTTCAGTGTGTGGACTTAAAAAAGTAAAAGGAAACCATCGTCATGACTAATCCAATCAAGCGTGTTCAAGTCTATTGGAACGTTCACAAAGAATGCTGGTCAGTACGTGATAAGAAAACAAACAAAGTAATTGCTCATACTGATTCTATCATGTTGGATAATGCTAGATTTGTAGTACATGAATCTGGTCGTAAACGTGTGCTACGTGAACAGCGAAAGAATGTACATGCCTATGTAGAAGGTGATGTTTGTATTCGTAGCTATACTAATACAGATTATGCCATCTATAAAAAGATGGATAATCCTGTACAAGTACGTTATAATCCATACCAAGGTAATAGCTTCTATCTAAACAATCCTAACTTCCATAACGATAAGATTAAAAAAGCTATTACTGAAGCTAACTCTACCGTTGTTATGAAAAAGTCTAATAACGGCAAAGGTAAAGTCTACATTGATTATAACAAGGAGTTTATCTAAGCACATGGATACATCAATACTATATCCTTCGTATGTTGAACAGTCTATTCGCAAGTCTGATGGTGCTGTCTGTACTTGGGTAAAGGCATATGCTGTATTACCTAAGCATGAAATAGTAAACTATTCCAGCGAATGGATTCTTGTGAACGTAAAGAAACCGTAAGAGTAATAACTATGACAAAGATATCTTCTTTGTCTAAGGGAATAGAGGCGGCTAGGTTAGTCGCCTCTTTTTCTGATAGGCATAAACATAAGATGGGTAGTGTAATAACAGATAAAAATAATAATATTATATCAATGGGATGTAATAGTACTAAGTCTCATCCTATTCAATATCACTACGCAAAACATATAAATAACAAGAAGATATATCTACATGCTGAAATATCTAGTATTATTAAATTAAATAACAAACAAAGCTCTAAACCTTATAGGCTATTTGTTACTAGGCTTTTAGCCAATGGTAATATATCCATGTCTAAACCCTGTCCTATATGTCTAGCAGCTATTATAGAAGTTGGTATAAAAGAAATTATATATACTGACAGCAATGGAATTATTAGGAGGATCGAACTATGAAAATAGATATAACAAAGATACCTAACGTTGGTTATAAGGTACACAAAGTACGTATGTCAAAGGATATGTTTACAAAGGATAGTCCATATAAACCAAAAACATATAATGGGAAAACAAAGAAGAGTATATCTAAAAAACAATGTAGGAATAATCTTAAAAGAATATGTCTAGACATATCTGTATAATTATTTATAGAGATATGTCTAGACATATGTCTAGAGAATAAGATTATAAAGATAATGTATAAAGAATAAGATTATAAATATAATGTCTAGACATATGTCTAAACATTATCTATATAAATATTTCTATAAATATCTATATAATATTCTCTTCCCTTCGCCTCCTTCCCCATCCTAGCATACCCGACACGGGTTTGTCAAGGGGTTGACAAAAATTTTTTTTGGGGGTAGGTTTCGCCGTGTCACCAAAACATGTTCAATCTTTAAGCTAACTTAACTGGAGAAACAAGGAAATGACAACTACTTTTGATTTTAAGAACGGTAACGGTCCAGTTCCTGCTCATAGACACTCTAATGGTGGGGGTTGGATAGCAGATACAGCCACAGTAGCAGATACAGCTTATGTTGGTCCTGATGCTCAGGTCTATGACAATGCTTGGGTCTATGGCAAGGCTAGGGTCTATGGCAAGGCTAGGGTCTATGACGATACATGTAATCGACTCTCTGACCGTGCAGAAAAGTCTGATACCAATGAAAACATCTTTATTGAAATGAATGACAAGCGATACAAACTTGTAGAGGTAGAAAAATCATGAACATCTTCTATTTACATTCTGATCCTGTTACATGTGCCGAATGGCATTGTGATAAGCACGTAGTCAAGATGATCCTTGAATACGCTCAGTTGCTGTCTACAGCTCATCATGAACTTGATGGTACACCATCAGTCAACTGCTACAAATCAACGCACAGAAACCATCCTAGTGCCATCTGGGTCAGGACTAATCGCAAGAACTATCGTTGGTTATGGCGTTTACTTGATGCTACAGCCACTGAATACACTCATCGCTATGGTAAGGTACATGCTACAAAACTAAAAGGCATTGTAGACAGTCTTAAATCCTGCCCATATGAATTATTAGAAGGTATCTCAATGACACCTATGCCTCAATGTATGCCTGATGAATACAAGGTTGACAACGATCCAATTCAAGGATATCGTAACTATTATCTAAATGATAAAGCATACATGGCTAAGTGGACTAATCGTAAACAACCTGAGTGGTGGGCAGTATAATGTTTGAAAAAATATTTAGCATTTCAAAAGATTTTCTATCAACAGAACAACGTGACAAGATGCTTGTTGATTTGTTTATCAACAAGAAGTTTTCCTTTCCACCTAAGTCTGACATTGGTAGAGAAATAAAGAATATAATCAAGGATCATAACAAGTCAAACAACTGGTACTTCAATCTAGATCGTATTGAACATATTAAACTGTACTACATGGATAACGATAAGCCTTCTTCGTTTCCTATTATGCTGCCTTCTCTTGAAGTACCAAAGTCTATGCAGTATCATCAGAAGCAACGAAAGATTGTTGCATTTAGCAAGATCAACGATAACGTAGAAAATGTTATGGGTGGTGATCTTTATATCAAATCGTTTGATGGTATTAATCTAAATCTTACAGAGGTATCTAAACCTGGAGATTTGATTATCTTCCCTTCCTTTGTACCTTTCAACATTATACCCGTAGGTAAGAATGAACGTGCTGTTTATCTACAGTGTATCATTCAAGGATTATCGTTTAGATAAAAGGATTGAAGAATGTTTATTGACCCATTTTATTATATTCAAAGATCATTCATTGACAATGATGAAGCGGAATATCTCGTTGATATTTTAAATAATAATTCCAATAATAAATTAAAAGCTTCAATAGAAAATGGAAGTGATTATAACATTAGATCAACTAATGTTTATTTTATGCCAGATGAAATATATAGTGATTTCAATAATATGTTCTATACTTATTGCCTTAATATAAATAATTTATTGGGATGGAATTTTGATATTACTAATACTGAAACAGTACAATTACTTGAATATAAACAAGGTGATTTTTATAAACAGCATATAGATATATTAAATAAGAATAATAAAAATCAACAAAGAAAAATTACTGTAGTTGTTTTTCTTTCTAGCCCCGACACGTATGAGAGTGGCGAGTTTGTTTTGTTTGACGGCGGTGACGAGTTTTCTTTTCGGCTTGACAGGGGCGATGCGATTGTGCTACCGTCCTTCGTTCCTCACGAAGTTCGACAAGTTAGTAGTGGAACAAGATATTCTTTAACAGCCTGGATCAGTGGACCCACATGGAGATAGGATATGAACGATGATGATCTTTTGGAAATACCAGACTTTCTAAAAAGAAAGTATGATCCTTCTAAAAAATTTAAAGAATATAAAATAGAAAAGCGTACATGGGTCATGCCTGATATGGAATCGTTCAAGCGTGAAAGGGAAGAAAGAGAAAAAAGAAAACATGAAATCATTATAGAGAAGCAAGAAAGAAAACAAAGAAAGAGAAACAAGTTTAAGATTGAAGGATATGTTATTGAAGCTATGTCAAAAGGACATAACACTTTTGGACAAATTAAAAATAACATTCCTTCTGATATTGAAGATAAAGATATTAAGACAGCTATAACTAGACTTATAAATAAAAATAAAGTAATCAAAGTAACAAGACGTATTTATAAACTTAAATGAAAGTAAAGAATAAGTAATGATAAAATATGCTCTTGTTATTTGGATGGACGCAGCGACAGTAAATGATTGGCATGATTCAAAAGATGACGGCCCAACTATTGTTTATAGCTGTGGCTTGTTAATCAAGGACGAGCCAGAATATATCACTTTGTCATCCTGTCAGGAACAAGACGACATGACAGTCAACGGAAGTATTTCAATTCCACGATCTTACATTATTAAAATGGAGACACATGAATGGAAGTTCAAGTCATAGACTTTATGGGTTCTGATCTTACTGTAGTGAATGCAGCAAGAGTCAGTTTTGAAAAAGAAAGTGAAGCAGAATATTGGGAGTATCTAGATTTAGGACAAACGTCTGGTGACCTTGTAGCTGTCTTAAATGAAAAAGATCAGAAGCTTATTAAGTATCTAGCAAAGCATAATCACTGGACACCCTTTGGACACCCTCAAGTTACCTTCCGTATCAAAGCACCTATCTTTGTAGCAAGACAGTTAGGTAAGCATCAGGTAGGTATGGTATGGAATGAGGTTAGTCGTAGATACGTCGATAGTAAACCTGAGTTCTACCGACCATCTTCTTACAGACTACGTGCGGATAATGTAAAGCAAGGGTCAAGTGACGAGACTACAGCGTGGATAAATAATGATTATTATGATACGTGTACATATGAATATGAGATGATGATTGAGGAGGGCATCTGCCCTGAACAGGCTCGTATGGTGCTGCCACAATCTATGTACACCAAATTCTTTTGGACCGGAAGTTTAGCAGCTTGGATGCGTGTGATTAACTTACGATTGGATAGTCATACTCAGCAAGAGACAAGAGAAGTTGCGGAACAGATTGCAGGTCACATAAAGACCTTATTTCCTGTTTCCTACGAGGCTTTAATAAATGTCTGATATGTACACTGTGGCGTGGTTAGCTGGTTTATTTGAAGGCGAAGCTTGTTTCTCTATGTCTGTGGATAAAAGGTCAGGAGTACCTAGTTGTCGTATCCACTTCGAATCTACAGACTTGGATATTGTTAAGCGAGTTAAGAGCAACTTTAGAGGTAACTACTATGAAAATAAGGCCCCTTCTAAACCCAAGCATTATCAACGTAGTTGGCGATGGCAATTAAATAAAAAACAGGAGGTATATGATCTTCTTATCTTAATAAAGCCATATATGTCTGTTAGAAGGAGGAAGCGTATTAACGAGTTACTTGTGTGTCTTAAGAAGAAGGGGGTAGATTAATGTATTGGACTGGATCATTGGCAGCATGGGCTAGAGTATGTAAGCTAAGGCTTGACCCACATTCACAGAAGGAAACCAGAGAAGTAGCTGAAATGGTTTCCGGTTACATGGGTGATTTGTTTCCGGTTAGTTGGAAGGAGTTAATGAAGTGAGTATCAAGATTACTCTAGAGCTTAAAGAAACTGATATGCAGGATCAGATTACTGTACAGGTATTACAGAAGATTGTGTACGATACTAAAGCTGATCTAAAAACCTGTTGGCATACAAACGATATTAAGCGTAGAAAGAAAGTATCTAAAGCTGCGAAGTATCTGCTTAAGAATTGGTTACTTGACCAGTCAGAAGCAGACAAGTTTGAACGTGACCTTGAGGAGGTAGGGTAATGGATTATTGCGACCAGTGTACTGATCATGAAGAATGTCGTTCCGCAGGATGTTCAAATCCTCGGAGACACCCCCAACAATTATCAAATAATGGAAACATCGTATATCCCAAACGGGGTACAACGCAACAGGAAGGTGACAAATTACTATTCTGTCATCAATGGATTGCGGAACAGGCAAGAAATATCGAACGCCTACAGCAGATCATTGCCGAGAAAGACGCCCAGCTTGATGCCTTTGGTATAAAGTACCCTCAAATGCTCGACAACGTGTACAACGATGCACTGGAAAAAGCAGCGACTATTGTCGAAAGCAGGGGTGTTGATGGAACTCGCTACACAATCGCCGGGATCATACGAGATAATAAGCGGAAATATAGAGGGTGACGCAGTGAAAGACGTTGAGGCCGTACACAGAGAGAATGGCATCGCTCTGTTTAACGATGGGACAACGGCAGAGATCATCGACTGGTACGATGACAGCGGAGACTACTGCGAACCGGAAGACGCATCTTTCGCCATCGTCGGAGATATCAGGACGGGGTACTGGACTATTGATCTGAGTAAATTTGAGAAAGTGAAGACACAATGACAAAATGTAACCAATGTGATGATGGTACGCTTCCATGCTCTTGTAACAAAGCCCAGTTGCCTACACCGCACCCGCAGCCAAGCCTAATAGATCGTCTTAAATTTCAGCGCAAAAGTGCATTAGAAAAACTGGCCGATATCGACGAAGCAATGAGATTGCTGGCTGACAATCCTGATCTGGAAAAGGCGTTCTTGCGGCTAAAAGAATTAGATGAGAGGTGGTAATAAATGAGCGAGGACGAGACATGAAAGAAACTGTTCTAAACGGCCCGACGGTACAGCAGATGATCGACCACCTATCCCAATACCCGATGGATGCGCCGTTGCGTATTGAAGACGCCGACACCTACTGGACGATCCACAAGATACACGTCAGCCAAGGAGGTGGTGTCGTCTGGCTTAAAGGCGAATACACCGAAATGAACAGCGGCGGTCGCTTCGATAACGTGCCGGAGCCGGAATCAAAATAGAGGAATTTGACTATGCCTAGAAATCTGACGAATATGGATACTATTGATATTCTTAAAAAGAACATATACGATCTACAGCTATCTTTGGCAAGGGCTTATAAAAGAATTAAAGACCTAACTAATAAAACTTCCATTGTCACTAGACAGTGGGGATATTATGAAGTCTACGATGATAAGTTAGGAGATAGCAGTGAAAAAGTTAAACTTAAAAAACTTGTTGTCTACCCTGGTAAAAAACTTTCTATGCAGAAACATAAAAATCGTGCAGAGCTTTGGTTCTGTGCGGAAGGGATTGCCGATGTTTACTCCCTCGATGACAAGGGAAACACCATCGAAACTTTTAACTTGACACCGGGGGAGACTGTGACTATCCTGCCGGAAAAGTGGCACAGGCTTACTAACAATACATCTCATAAAGTGGTAATCATAGAAATTCAATATGGTAAAGAATGTGAGGAGAATGACATTGAGCGATATGTTTAATGATAGTGAAGCAAAGGAAATAAAGAATTATTGTAACGCTGTATTTGATGGATTGAGAAAAGCGAAGGCTAAAGAACGAGTACAAAGTCCACATATGGATGGAAGACAAATTAATCTCCAAGGACTAGCAGCGGAGATTTGGTTTAAAAAGAAACATAAAATTCCATATGATTTATCCATCATTGATGATAAACCAAGGTCATATCTAAATGACATTGATGTTAAAGTAAACGGAAAGATATTTGAATTAAAACAAACAGCTCACGAGAATGGCTGTTTATTTTTAAGACATGTAGATTGGTATGGTAAACCAATGAAGTTTATCGCTGATGTATATGTTCTTATTATCGGTAGCTTTCCAAACTATAAGAATGATTTATTTATAACTCGTGAAGAGTTTGTATCATTAAATCAAAAACCTAGAATGCACAAACGTATTGGAAAATACGGGTTCTTTGTAGAACAATCCGACATGTATGAAACAATTGAAGAGGCTATGCAATACAATGTCATCAGAAATAGTCAAGTCTCACCAACCATGTCCTGACTGTGGAAGCAGTGACGCCTTAGCGTACTACCCTGAAAATACCTATTGCTTTTCCTGTAAAGCACATAGACATCTAAAATCTACAGGAGAAGTAGATCATTCAATTCCAGTAACCTACATTGAAAAAGGAACCTTTAAATCTATGGCTGCTGTTCAACAACAATTTAACTCTGATCGTTTAAATTTTTCTCCAATCATTGATCGTAAGATTGATGTAGATACTTGTAGAAAGTATGGAGTAAAACAAGGAACAACCAATGGAAAAGCCTGTCATGTTTATCCTTACTACGACAAGGACACAAAGGAACACATTGTAAACAAGATTAGAATTGTAGATACAAAAGAGTTCTTCTCAGAAGGAGAGAAGCATAAAAAGACAGGGCTGTTTGGTCAGCATCTTTTCTCGGAAGGTGGTAAGTTTATTACAATTACAGAAGGCGAACTTGATTGCCTTGCTGCTTATCAAATGATGGGTAGTAAATGGCCTGTCATCTCTATACGAAATGGAGCAGCATCTGCTCTTAATGAAATTAAGTACAATCTAGATTATCTAGGATCATTCCAACATGTCGTACTTTGTTTCGATAATGATGAGCCTGGAATAAAGGCAACAAGAGAAATAGCTAATCTTCTTGAGCCTGGGCGTTGTAAGATCATGCATCTATCAAAGAAGGATGCCTGTGAATATCTGATGCATGGACAGACACAAAAGTTTGTACAGGACTTTTGGAATGCTAGAACCTATACACCAGAAGGTATTCTATGTGGACCTGATATTGAAAAGATTCTATTCTCTGAGGAGAAGATTGAAAGCTATCCGTATCCTTGGGACAGTTTGAATAGTATGACCTACGGTATGCGTAGAGGTGAGCTTGTTCTTGTTACAGCCGGTAGCGGTATTGGTAAGTCAAGTGTTATGCGTGAACTTGCACATTATCTAATGAAGACTGCTAATGAAAAAGTAGGCTGCTTGTTTCTTGAAGAGTCTGTACGTAAGACTAGTGATGGTATTCTATCTATTGAAGCTGATAAGAAGTTTCATATACCAGCATCTGAGCAAAATGTTTGGACACAGGAAGAGCGTAAACAAGCATATGAAGGTATGAACAGACTAGAGAATGCTGTGTTCTGGAACCACTTTGGTTCGACAAGTTTAGATAATCTACTTAGCCGTATTAGATATATGGCAAAGGGACTAGACTGTAAGTACATTATTCTAGATCATATTTCAATTGTTGTATATGATTTAGGTGATGAACGTAAAGCAATTGATACGGCTATGTTAAAGCTCCGTACACTTGTACAGGAGTTGAATGTCCATCTCATGGTTGTCTGTCATCTTAGCAGACCTAGCGGTACAGGGCATGAAGAAGGCGCATCTGTAAGCCTCAAGGAGCTACGAGGAAGCCATAGTCTAGCACAATTACCTGACATAATCTTCGCACTTGAACGTAACAACCAAGCGGTAAGTGAACAGGAACGTAGCCGTACTCTAATTCGTATTTTGAAGAACCGTTTCTCCGGTGAAACAGGACCAGTAACTATGCTTCTATGGAACAAGAACAATGGTCGTTTGACAGAGGTGCCAATTGATGATAGTAGTATTCTAGAAAATGTAGATGGTCTAGGAGAACTTCACGATGATAGAGAATTTGATTAATGATAGAAGGGTTGTTGTATTTGATATTGAAACTGATGGGCTTCTAGATACCGTATCAACAATTTTTTGCATCGTTTGCAAAGAGTACCCATCAAAAACAACGACCGTGTTTCGTGGTGACGAGTGTTATAAGGAGTTTCTTGAATACGTAAATACCGATACAGTTTTGGTTGGTCATAACATTCTAAGCTATGATCTACCAGTTCTTTCAAAGCTTCTTAAATACAAACACCCAATCTCTAAAACTCTAGATACTTTGTTATTATCTCAACTACGTTTTCCATTGATTGAGACAGGACACTCTCTAGCATCTTGGGGAACACGACTAAATTTTCCAAAGATGGATCAACCATTATTTACGCATCTATCTGAAGAAATGGTTGAGTATTGTATTCGGGATGTTGATCTTACGTACAAAGTTTTTGATCTTCTCATAACAGACAAGATGAAGAAGTATTCAGATGATTGTGTTCTACGTGAACATAGGTTTCGTTATCTGATGGATCAACAAGAGCGTACTGGTTTCTACTTTGATCTACCTTATGCTACTGAGTTTCTAGCAATTCTAACAGACAAGTATCTTGAGATTGAACGTAATCTACAGAAAATCTTTCCTCCAACGATTATTGAAATGAATAGTTATTGGTGGGAAGATGATAACGGTAATCTTTGGAAAACCAAAAAGGAAGCACTAGATAATGGCGTTAAAAACGTTGTTCCTGGTAAGTTGAAGACCAAGGAAATACCGTTTAATCCTGGATCAAGACAACAGATAGCAGAACGTTTGATAGAAAAAGGATGGAAGCCAAAGGAAAAAACAGAGAAAGGAAATATCATTGTAAATGAAACTGTTCTTGAATCTGTTGATATACCAGAGGCTCAAGCAATTAAAGAATACCTTTTGCTTCAAAAACGTGTAGCTCAAGTCAAGTCTTGGATTAAGTTCTGTGATCCTGTTACATCAAGAGTACATGGTAGAGTTATGACACTTGGTACTGTATCAACTAGATGCAGTCACAATGATCCTAACGTTGCTCAAACTCCTGCTTCATACTCTCCTTATGGAAAGGAATGTAGAACTTGCTGGACTGTGGAAAACAAAAAAGATTACAGATTACTTGGTTGTGATGCTTCTCAACTTGAACTTCGTATTCTAGCTCACTACATGAAGGATGAAGATTACATAAAAGAAATTCTACACGGTGATATTCATACAGCTAATCAAAGAATGGCTGGATTGGAAACCCGTGACCAAGCAAAAACATTTATCTATGCTCTGATCTATGGTGCTGGTCCAGCTAAGATTGCTAGTATCATTGGACAATCTAAAGCCAAAGGAAAGCTGATCAGAGATAAGTTTCTCTCCAACGTACCGTCGCTCAACAAAGTGTTGACAAGCGTGAACGACTGTGCTACAAGGACGGGAAGGCTGCGAGGCTTGGATGGTAGGTATCTTCAAGTTCGTAGTTTACATGCCGCTCTGAATGTGTTAATTCAAGGTGGTGGAGCAATCGTTTGTAAAGAATGGTTGATCCAAATTATGAAGGAAGTGTATAGATTAAAAATAGACGCCAGACCTGTTGCAAACATTCATGATGAAATTCAGTTTGAGGTTCATAAGGATCAAGCTGACATTCTTGGAGAGGTAACAAAGACGGCAATGAAGAATGTGGAGTCTGTTTTAAATTTAAATTGTCCACTTGACAGTGATTTTAAAATAGGCTATACATGGGCAGAAACGCATTAAAGCAAAGGAGATATTATAATTATGCGTACTAATGAAGACCGACTACTGACAGCTTTACGTAAGCGTATGCGAGTTACTCGTAAGACTGCTATTGAGAATGGCTGGTGCGAGAATCTCACCGCCACTATTTCAGACCTTCGTAGAAAAGGGTTTGACATTCATACAAAGACTAACTATACAGAAGATGGTAAGTCTTATACCCGATACAGTCTCGTATCGGAACCACTAGAAAATCTATCAAACGTAATCTAACAACTTTATCATTCATATAGGAGTAAATGAACTATGGCTGTTGTAAAAGGCAAATCACACTGGGCTAAACTTGATCGTGCAGTAAATGTATTTGATCCTTCTAAACCTCGCTGGTCTATTGATCTTCAACTAGACAAGGAAGGTATTAAGCAAATGAAGGAACTTGGTATTCCTGTAAAGAACAAGGACGATGATCGTGGAGACTTCGTTACTTTTCAAAAGGACCAGTTCTTATCCAATGGACAAGAGCTTCCAAAGCCTCGTGTTCTTGATGCTAAGAAGAACGATATTTCCGGTACACTAATTGGCAACGGTTCTATCGTTAAAGTATCCTTCTATCCAAAGGAATGGAAGTATGCTAATCGTACTGGAGTACGTGGCGTACTGAAGGATGTACAGGTCATTGAACTTGTAGAATATGCTCGTAAGGACGAGTTTGAAGAGGAAGACGGGTACGTTTCATCTACTCCTAATGTAGCTCAGAAAGTAGATTCTGTCGAAGATACTTTAGAGTTTGACTAAGAGAATACGGAAGGGGCATTATCGTAATGGGTAAACTTGATAATTTAGTTTTAGATATTGGAAGAATATTCAAAGAAGGTAAACAACCTTCTGAGAAGGATTTGAAACAGTTTACTGATGATGTCTCTTCCGTTATTCGTAAGTCGTTTGAAACGAGAGATGTAGCTCCAGAAGAGGCAATTAGATTTTCCAGTATAGGAAAACCTGACAGGATGTTGTGGTACATTAACAACAATCCTGAGATTGCAGAGGAGCTACATCTTTCAACTCGTATTAAGTTTATGTATGGTGACTTGATTGAACAGCTTCTCGTTCTGTTGATCAAAACTGCTGGATACGAGGTGACTGATCAACAAAAAGAAATAAACATTGATGGAGCTAAAGGACATACTGATGGTCGAGTTAATGGTGTTGTTGTTGATTATAAATCTGCCTCTCCACATTCATTCAATAAATTTCTTAGTGGCGCTATTTTTACAGACGATCCATTTGGCTATGTTGCTCAGTTATCAGGATATGCAGATGGAGAAGATGAAGCGGCTTGGATCGTAGCTAATAAAGTAACAGGACATATTCATGTTCTAACTCTTGATAGTCTTGAAATGATAGACTTCAAAGAAAGACTATCTCATGTACGTTCTGTTATTAAAAACGATACTCCACCAGAGAGATGCTACGAAGACAAACCGGAAGGGAAGTCAGGAAACAGAGTGTTGGCTATTGGCTGTATGTACTGCGACTACAAATATGACTGCTGGAAGGATTCAAACGAAGGTAAAGGATTACGAAAGTTTGTATATTCAAATGGTCCTAAGTTCTTTACAAAAGTAGAGAAAGAACCTAAAGTAGAAGAAGTGCCTTTATAAATGAATAACTACAGAAGTAAAGCAGAACAGTTTTTTGCAGAGTATCTTGAAACAAATTCTATTAAATTTGAATACGAAAATTTTAGTATTCCTTATGTTATTACTAAACATTATTATCCAGATTTTTTTATTGCTGATTATAATTTCTTTGTTGAATATAAGGGATACTTCAAACCCTCAGATAGAGGTAAACATTTACTATTTAAACAACAACATCCTAACATAGACATTAGATTTGTTTTTCAAAACGCGAGGAATAAGATAAACAAAAAATCCAAAACAACTTATGGCGATTGGTGTGATAGGCATGGATTTATGTGGGCAGAAGGAACCATACCTAAATCATGGCTACGAAAAAACAAAAAATTGAAACACTAATTAGCTATAAAAATGAATACGTTAGTAGCGATTCATTATTATATCAATATTTTTCTTCCGTAACTAGCGTAAGCAATGTTATTCTTAATCCTGTAGATGATGACAAAGAAGAGTCATCTCCAGAAAGATTATTATTTCTCGCTGTTATCTATCAAGCAATCCTAGACGTAAGCCGTGAAGAATTACCGGATGAGTCTGATATTATCAAACGCCAGCGACGGGAAGCCCTAAGCTGGTTCTTCGATGAAAAATATATTGACAATCTTGACGAGATTTGCTATCTAGCTGGTATCAATTCTAGATGGCTTGTCAGAATTGTTAAACAAATCGTAGACGGTGAATTAGAGTTTGACCGTAAGCGTATTAACGTTCTTATCAATTCAACAAATACATAAGGAATAAAGAAATGTATAATGTTCAATTCCCTTTGTTCGACGATAAAGAACCTTGGAATGAAGGTTCTGACAATGTAAACTCTCCATCACATTATAATAAAGGATTAGTAGAATGTATTGACGCCATTCAATCTACTACTGATGATGGATTTGAGTATTATCTACAAGGTAATATCATTAAGTATTTATGGCGTTACCGTTATAAGAATGGTGTAGAAGATTTAAGAAAAGCAAAATGGTACCTAAACAAGTTAATTGAAATCAAGGAGAAGCCTCTATGCACGGACCAGAAGTAAAAGCATGTGATGATCTTCATGCTCAAAAATATAGATTACCTAATGAAAGTTTTGAAGAGGCTATGCACCGTGTCGCAGGAGCTTTAAGCGATGATGAAGAACATTTTAACGACCTTAAAGAAATTCTTAAAGACATGCGTTTCATGCCAGCGGGACGTATTCAATCGGCTATGGGAAGTCCCAAGAACGTTACAGCATACAATTGTTTTGTTTCTGGTACGATTCACGACTCAATGGAAAGCATTATGGAAAGGGCTTCCCAAGCCGCTGAGACTATGCGTAGAGGTGGTGGAATTGGTTATGACTTTAGCCACATTCGCCCTAGCGGTGATCGTATTGTATCCCTTGACTCTCATGCTTCTGGCCCTGTATCATTCATGTATATCTTTGATGCAATATGTAGGACGATTGTTTCGGCGGGACACAGGCGCGGAGCAATGATGGGTGTTCTACGTGTAGATCATCCAGATATTGAAAGCTTTATTCGCGCTAAACAAAATGACAACTCACTAACAAACTTCAACATCTCTGTAGGCGTAACAGACGAGTTTATGGATTGTGTTATTAAACAAAAGCCATTTGAGCTAAAGTTCAATGGTAAGGTTTATAAACATATCAACGCCAACGCTCTTTGGAATGAGATTATGCGAGCCAACTGGGATTGGGCAGAACCTGGAGTTCTGTTTATTGATCGTATCAACGATGATAATCCCTTGAGCTACATTGAAACTATTGAAGCAACTAATCCATGTGGTGAGCAGCCACTTCCACCATTTGGTGCATGCCTACTTGGTAGTTTTAATCTTGTTAAATATACATCTATCAACAGAGTTGGTAGTGATATAAAGTTTACATTTGACTTTAATAAACTACGTGAGGATGTTCCAATTGTTGTCCGTGCAATGGATAACGTTATTGATCGTACTCAATATCCTCTGAATGAACAGGAGAAGGAAGCTAAGAACAAGAGGCGTATGGGTCTAGGTGTTACAGGTGTAGGAAATGTTATTGCTCTTATGGAATTACGATATGGTGAGAAGGAATCTCTTAGCTTTATTCGTAAGGTTCTAAAGACAATCTGTTATGCTGCATATGAAGCTAGTTCTGATCTTGCAAAGGAGAAAGGATCGTTTCCATTCTTTGATAAGGAAAAGTACACAGCCTCTGGCTTTGTCTCCCGTCTTCCAGAAGACTTGATTGAAAAGATCAAGAAGCAAGGTATGCGTAACAGCCATCTTATGTCTATTGCTCCTACCGGCACTATCAGCTTCTGTGCAGATAACATTTCAAGTGGACTGGAGCCTGTCTTTGCACATGATCTTGATCGTACAGTCCTTACAGAAACAGGACATACCATCGTTAAACTAAAGGATTATGTGTGGAATAAGTATGGTGTTCGTTCACAAACTACGGACAATCTTAGTGTAGACAATCATCTTGATATGCAGATAGCAGTACAACCCTTCATTGACAGTGCTATTTCAAAGACTATCAACGTAGGTGATGCTGTAACGTTTGAAGAATTTAAGAATATCTATACCAATGCCTGGAAAGGAAAGCTCAAGGGTGTAACAACCTTTAGGCTTGCTGGTAAACGGTATGGCATTCTTAATAAGATTGACGCCCCTATCAAAGATGAACAAGAAGGGGCAGCTTGTTTCTACGATCCAGAAACAGGTAAAAAGGAATGTGATTTATAAGTAAAAAAGATTTAAAGGTTTTAAAGATAGGCTGTACGATAATTTTTATTGTATGGTCTATCTTTTTAACGAGCATTCTTAACCATAGATGCACCAAAATACAGTCCTATGATAGCGGAAAGAAGGTGAGTATCAAGTGGTGTAATCACTAAGCCCGTTAAAGCTTGCCATTTAATTGCTTCCTTTCCTTCTGTAAAGAAAAGAAAACCTGGGTTCCATTCTGTATAACCAATGTTAACAGGAATCTCAGGCCAAAATACTGATACAATCTTAGGCCAAACAATAATTGCAAATACAGCAGCGATGGCAATGATGCGGCGAGTAATCTGAAAGCCTTTGCTTTCGTATTTACGTGCATCATTGATAGCCTTGCGTTGAGCGTATAGTCCGGTAATTGCTCTATCAAATGCTTGCTGTTTTGCTTCTTGACTTCTGCTCCACATTGTCATAAGACCAGACATAAGACCAGAGCCTAGCATTGTTATAAGTTCTAAAGGTATGCCCATACTAATCGGTTTCCTCTGTTGCGTAAATATCCAAGAGATTCCGTCTATAAAGGGAAAGAACGGTATAAAGCCTACTGACTGAGATGCTTCCCATGATGTAATTGTCTGTTCTCCCTTCCTCGTTAAATAATACTACCATAGCTCCTGTTATTTTCTTGTCGTTTCTGACACTCTCTAGAACATCGTCTAGGTTCTTTAACACAAAGCCATGTATATCGTCTATTTCCTTTTCGGATAACTCTTGATCATCTTGTACTGTTAGTAAGCTTTTTTTAAAAGGGATTACATTATCTATTTTATCATCCATATTTTTTATTCACCATACAGAGATTTAAAATCTGGTTTTATTGTATAGTTAGACCCTCTAAACAACGAAGGGGCTACACCTTCTCCATAAACAAATATATCCATATCAACCTCATTCTCTCTGTTTAGCAAAGCCTCAAAGTCTTGAGACAAGGCTAATAGCTCACCAGTTGTATAGAATATATCTTCTTCCTTTGTCTTTGGATTTAGAATACCAATTTTAATCCATTTCTTCTTTCCATACATATCGACTTCATCAAGGTCTTCTGGAACACCTTCATGGCAGCAGTCCATACCAAAGATATGAAACTCTCTGAAGCCTAGTGTATGTCCGATACCAATTGTACGCATTGCAGAGCAAGTACCGCCAGTAATAAGTTCCTGATCCTGTAACTCTTGCATGTCAATAAGAGCGTTTGTGTAAGCATGCCAGCCAATAATGTTAGCCCCTTTCTCAACAAGATACTTTGTAACATCAATGTTAGTCATGCTTGCGACAAAGTACTTTACCTTTGGATGAGGATCAGCTAACAATTCTCTACGAACAATACCGTGCGTAGATGTTCCATCAAATGGACGAGGATCAAGAATAACACAACCCCAAGGAATGATACCATTCTCAATCAATGTATTATGAGAATGCTTAACACAGAAAACCTTTGCTCCGTGCTTCTGAAGTTCCTTAATCTTATCTAGATTTTTTACAAGAGAAGGACCAGCGGAAGCTAAGACAAGTTTACCATGATGCCAGTGGCAACGCTGTACCATATTATCATTGAACAACTTCATGTTTTCACGAACGTTGTTTTGAATGTTATCAGGGGGTACACAATCTCTTGGATTAACTTGAACAGGAACCTTGTGTGTATCTGGTGGATTTGGAAGGCTAAGATCATTCAGAACAACAGCAAGGTTTACATGTCCACCACCGGCTACTCTATCGCCCGTAGAGATAATGAACCTACGTTGTTCACCCGTACGATCAGTACCACCTAGTTCCTTATAAATATCGTTGACGCCTAAAAACTCTGTAGGCATTTTTCCTTGTTCATCTTCTGTATAATAATCATCCAGAACGATAACAGGAATGTCCTTACAAAGCTCATAGTCACTACGTACAGTTTCAGTAGAATGTCCACCATCAATGAAAACAAAGTCAGGCTTTACATTATACATATTACAAAGGCTAGGATCGTTTAGAATACTTAACTTACTTTTTGAGTCGCCCTTCATTAGATAAAATGTTAAAGTCTTATTTATCTTTGCGTACTCTTTAGCAAGATCAGTTAGCTTTAGTTCAACAGACTTCTTTGTATAATGCTTCTTTACATTAAACTCTTCCTTATCTGTTTCATCCGTAGCGTCTTCAAATAGATCAATACCAGTGTAGTGAACAGTGTCGTTAGCCTCAAAGGCAGATTGGATCATTGCACAAGCTGTATCGCCATTCCATGTGCCAATCTCTAGAATGTTCTTACGCTTATAGTGTTTGACCATAGCACATAGATCAACATACCTACGTGCCTTGAAGTTTGGATTATTTCCAGAGCCGTACTTCTTGTTACCCTTTAGATGAACAATATGATTACCTAGAGGAGATAAATCAAAAGCATCTAGTCCTTCACAGTTCGGTGTAAGATCATGTGTAACCATGCCATGAGCTTCATGTAGAATGCGAAGACGATCAAAGACATAGTTATCAGCAAAGCATTGTAGCTTTAGAACCTCGTCTGAATTATAGTAGTTAACATAATCAGTCATGAAGACTTCTACTATGCCAGGATTGATATTATAACCAATAAGAGAAGAACATGTGGCATAGGCATTCTTACGGCCTAGATAGACTATATCAGCTTCATCGTTAAATGTCTGGCTTAACAACTCTTCTGTGATAGGCTCATACGTTACACTGTCCGCATCCAACCAAATCAACCACTGTGCATTTCCACCATCACGGTCTAGAAGATAATTCATAGCCATGTGTTGAGCGTATACCTTGTGGCTAAACTTCACGGCATCTTGATAGAAGTTATACGTATTCTTTCCAGCCTTACCATCAAACTGTTTGTTACGTTCCTTAAATTCAATTAGCCGGTCATTGTCTAGTAGATCAAAGTAATGAATGTTATCGGCTTTAGGAGCGTTGTCTGGTAGGGGATAACCATCACAATAACAAAGAAGTTGAATATCCTTCGGCCAATATTCAATGAAGCTATTTAGAAAACGTTCACCATATACATCCCAACTTTTAACTGGAAAAGATGTAACAATCGTGTATTTATTTGACATTTATTGATTAGTCCATTAAATGGTTGATGATAAAATTCTTTGGAATTGATTGTAGATAGTCAATCCAAACCTCTCCAAAGTCACAGTTCTTGTACTCCTCAAACCAAGGTCCACCCTTTGTAAAGTGAATAGCCTTTGGCTTCTTTCCGTTGTTGGTTACACCAGGAACAAAGTTCCACTCTTCTGGTAAAGGACCAATGGCTTCATTTTTAGTCCATTTAAACTTATGAAGATGGGAACCTTTAGAATTATTTACTGTGATATGATCTAGTTTCTGTACATCAGGATGGCTCAGATTGAACATCATCAATGATGACCAAAGCTTCTTTGTGTAACGAGTTTGTAAAACGTTATCCATTTTGTATCGTTCTTTTTCATCTGGAATCCAGTTAAACTTTACACACATTACAGAATAACGATCATCAGCTAATTCAAATAGCTTTTTGATGTTTTCAAGAAACACAACATCACCATCAACAAAGATAGCCCAGCCATCCTTTCCTTGTTGCCTACATATTTCAGGTACTAGAAATCTACTAAAGGAAAACTCAGTAGAGAAAGGCTTACTGTCGATAGTATCGAAGTACTGTCCAGTCTCTGAAATAAAAGCTTTACGATAGTAGAGTTTTTGTTGTTGAAGGTTTTTCTTATTGAGAAAGTCTACTGATACGTTATCATCACCTACTTTTAGATTTGAGATAATGCTGTATTTGCAGACAATAGAAGCCAGGGCTTCACGAGGGTCATAACCCACGAAGACATGCTTGTTTGACATTTTGATTATGTATATTAAATTTAAGTTGTTAAAGACAGTAACGTAATATTATAAGGTATAAGGATTATATGCAAATATTAATTTTAATCTCTTGTAAGAAGTCCTAGCCTACGTAGAGTAGCCTCCTCTGCCATTGGCCGTGCATTCTTTCTTATGCTACGCATGGCTACACCCCTATCTGTTTGACCCAGAAGTTCTGTAGCAATTCTATTTCTTAGGGCTTCACTTTGAATATTAATAATTAAGTCTGGACGTTTTTCAGTTGCAGCCTCTCTATTAAGATCAGCTATTTCTTTATAAATATCCCGAACAATATCAGTTTGTTTTTTATAGTTTGACATATCACCCTTAGTATATTCCAGGTTAGCTAGATTGATATGCTTTGCAAGTTGTGAATAATAGTAATCTTGAATACCCTTTGTTTCACCTTGTAAGAATTTATAATATTGCCGTTGTTGCCTAGCTTCTGCAACAGACTTAGGAGTAAAGCCAAAAGCTTTAGCAAGGTTTTCAAGTGTTCCAATTTCTTTAGAAGGCATTAATACTCTGCCTTGAGTTGTACGTACTGGTTTATCAAGGAATTGAGTAGCGGCTGCATCGTAGGCATTTCTAACACCAATGGGTAGGAAAGCAGTTGCAAATTCAACAGCATTAAATTCTTTTTGTTTTAACGCCTCACGTGCCTTACGAGCAGAATCAATAACAACGCTTCCAGTTGGTCCATATGCAACGGATAGATCACCAGCCATAAGATCAAATGGAATAACTTCACCAACACCTACACGGCGTCTAAGGTCAATGCCGGTAAGCTGTCCAAATACACCGCTCATTAAGATGTCGTTAGCTACGCCTGTAATTCCAAAGTTAGCTAAGGTTTGTCTCATTCCGGTTTCAAGATCAAACTCATAGTCACTTACTTCTTTAGACAGCATTTGGAGAAGTTGTTTCATATTCTCCATCCAAGGAAGTCCCATAGCTCCAGCAAAGAAAAGCATACTTAAAACCATAGAACCTAGTAATGCGCTTCCTAGTTTCTTGTCTACCTTTGCAATTGATAGTGCTTGAGCATACAAACCAACATAGTTAATAACATAAGGCATAAACTGTGTAGCAACATTCAAAAATCCTTTATGGAATAGCTCTGGCCTGTTTTCCTTACTAATTAGAAACTGTGTCTTCATAACCATCATTTCAGCGGCTTGAGTTGGAGTTGTCTTACGAGTAGAATACACAGTATATTTTGAATAATCGTCAAGCTTCTTGAGATTACTTGGAGATTTCTTTGCTAATCTGTATGCCGTTAAGGCAGTTGTGATACGGTTAATTTGCTCTATCGCACCAAACATGAAAGAACTAGCTTCTAAAATTTTTGCACCAGCTTGAGCAGCGTTAGGTGGTAAGCTATTGTTCAACTCTCCCAATGTTCTTGTTAGATTGGCTCCAGAGTCGATACTTGTTACAGCTTGAATAATGCCACGAGAGTGAAGATCACGTAGCATGTTCCATTCATCTTGATTAATTTTACCTTTTACTTGTTGAGGAACTGTTGGGCTTTCAAAATTAAAACCATAAGTATCTAAACGATCCTTAGAAAGCTTAAATAAAAGTCTAGCATCGTTCATTGCTTTGAGTAGTTCTCTTGTTGAGCCTTTTCCAACAACAACTTTTAGAACTGGAAGAGTAGCAACAAATAGCTGTGTTAAGTTAACAATAGCAGAACTAAAGTTCATGCCAATTGTATAATGGAATGTTAGTCCTTTTAAAACAGAACCAGCATCAGCAGGATCATTGATATTTTCAACTAGCTTTTCAGCAGTTGTAACTAGTTTATTATTTTTTCCTACTTTTTCTGCAAGGTTATTTAAAGCTGTTCTCATAGGACGATAGTATTCAAGGTTTGAGGCAGTATCTGAACCTGTACGAATATAATTACTTAAAGAATATGCAAGATAATTATCAGCAGTAGCAGGAGTATAATAACCATTAACGACATTTTTAGCTTCTCTAGTTTCAAGAAACTTATTAAAGCCATCTGTAGTAATCACTGTTTCTAACTGTCCAATAAATTTTTTTACTTCATCACTATTCTTGTTATATCCAAAAGCATCTGCCAGTCTTTGAAGTATACCAATATCCTTAACATCTAATTTTTTTAGAATATCATCCTTAGCTTCTACTCTGTTGTCTATTTCAGATATTGTATATCTTTTTGAATCAGCATAAATACCACTTTCTTTTAGTTGTTTTAATCTTTCATTTAATCTCTTTCTTTGATCTCGGATAAAACGAGGAGTAAAATCGCTATCTAAAATTCTTGGAGTACTGGTTTCATAGTGAATAATCTTTTTAAGTTTATTATCACGGACAGTAAAGAAAAAATCTCCTTGACGTTGGCGAGGAATATAATATGGATTACGGGTTTTTGTTGTTTCGTAATCATTAATAAATTTAATAATATTAAGCTGAGATATTACATTATCTATTAAAAGATTTTCTCTACTTCCTTTTTTAAATGTATCTTTATTATCATCTTTAAATTTAGTTAAAATTTGAGTTGCTAGTTGATTACTATTTAAATCTTTTGTATATGATTCTAAATCCATAATATTAACAGTAATTGGATTTTTATTTCCTCTTGGAATAATTTCAAAATTTAAAGTAGAAAGAGGAACTAATTTTGCAAGATCATTTAGATACATACGAACTGACTGTCTAATCTTATCATTAAGAACAGTCATTGTATCTCCCTGTGCCTCTTTAATATTTCCATATAGAGGAGCTTTTTGTAAGAAGAAGCGAATGAAGCTACGACCAACCGTTTCATACATACGGTCAAATCCTTGTCTTGCTTCATTATATTTATCAAAAAGCTTTTTAGGTAAGCGAATGGTTCCAGGCTGAACATTAAGATTAGCTAGAATAGTTCTGTATTGATCTGCATCAATATCCGTAGATACTTCATTTGTTTCAGGATCAATCGTAGCAACTGGTTCTGGAGCAATAGTTAGAATTGCATCTCCAGTTTCTTTATCTACAGTTAATTTAACTTGTTTAGAAGTACCAAGAGCATCAAGAATAACAGCAAACTTACTAAGTGTCTTCTGTTCTTCACCAGTTGTTTTAGTAAAGAAATCTCTTAACCCTTGAAAACCAAAGATATTCTTTTGTTCACGACTTGCTCGTCTTCCCAATATATAATCATAGAATTTTCTAAATGCTGGAACTTTTTCTGCAATTCTAGTTGGCAGAGTAAGGCTCCATGCATTTGACCATAGGGTTTTACCGCTTTTTGCTAAATCTAAACCTTCATAATATTCTTTTAATTGTGGTGCTGCTGCTGCTATTTCCTCTTCAGTTACTAGTTCTGGAGAAAAGAATAGTTTATTAGCTGGGTCTTTAATATCGTTTAAATATGTATCTTCGATATTATTTTGATTTAAGTCTTGAGATACAGGTTGAGCAGGATCAAGAACCTCTGATACAGACTGCATAGTTTTAATTTCATCAACTAGCTGTTCTTCAGAATCAGGGTCTTCTAGTAATTTAATTTTTTCTTTATCAACAAAAGCTTGTAAATCAACATCAAGAATTACATCACCAGGAGCTTTAATCTTCTCTGGAAGAATAGAAACATTTGGATCATTAAGAGCAAACTTTGTATTGATGTTATCAATTCGCTGTTGTCTTTCTGGGCTTTGGCTGTCCATTTCAAAGTAAGGAGTAGGAATTACAACATCGTTTTCTCTACTAGTTCTTTTCCAAATACCAGATTTAAAAATATTCTCCATACGTTTTAAACGATCTTGAATATTCTTCGACGCATTCTTTTGTTGCTCAGTTTGTTGAGTATTTGTAGCGTCATTGACAGCTTGTTGTTCTTCAATAAGTTTCTGTGTTTCTTTTAATTCAGTATACTCATTGGCAATATCTTGTGCAGATGCAAATGGTTTACCAGTACGATCATTCTGTAATCCAACTCGTTTAAGAACACCATCAAGAGAAGTCTTGATGCGATTAGGAAGAATAAAAGGTCTTTCTCTTTCTAGAATTTGTTTTTCTCTAGCATCTAAACGTTGAGCTAGATAATCTTGATATAATCCCTCACCAAGACGATATGTAAGTTTTCCAATTAGATTTGGAATTTGATCTTCTGAAATATTATTTTGTTCTGCAAATGTTCTAGCTTGTCCCTCTGTTGTTATGTAACTTGGAACAAAACCAGCTTGTTTTATATCAGTATATTTTATATCTTCTGGAGCAATCTGTCTTTGACGAGTGGCTTGCATATGCCATTCTGGAGATGGCTTATCCGTAGCTGCATAACGATACCTTTGTTGTTCTTCTTCTACAGCTTGAATTTCTCTCCGAAGTCTAGGAGCAGAACGCCCATCAGCAGTTTTTAATTGTCTTGTTAGCTCACCCTTTAATTGGCCTAAATCATAATATGTTTTTCTATCTTTCTCTTTATTTAGAGAAGCTTGATATTCAATATTAAATTCTTCTTCTGCTTTAGCAGTCCAATCTAAAAGATTTTTAGAACCTTTCTTTGGTTCGACATAACCTTCTTTAACAAGATATTCCGTTAAAGCTTCCTTGCTTTTCTTGTTTTCAAAACCAAAGATATTATCAAAATTCTTTTTAACAATCCAGTTATCTTTTTTAATTTCACTTGGATTTACCCAATTAAGAATACGATCAAGATATGGTTTAGCTTTATCACCACCAGCAGATAAATCTCTAAGAACTGTATTAAGTTCATCATCTGCTGAGATACTATCAACGAATTTAAGTTGAGCCGTGGCAGAACCCATACCACGAACTTCTTCTGAAACAGGATTTTCTACAGTAGTCTCTCTGGCTTCAGTATCTTCCTGTCCCTTATTACGAGACATTAAACCAAGGCCAATTTCAAAAGTACCGCCTGGAATTTCTGCTACACCTTCAAGAAGAATTTCACCTAGTTTAACATCTTGACCAGATGCAATTTGTGCAGCAAATTCACCCGTACCTCCAAGAGTAGGCTGAATAACAAGAGCTTCCGTACCAACAGCAGCGGGTACTTTAAGTTTAGAATATGTTTTTCCTGCTTCTTCCGCTGCCTTCTTTGACCTTTGAACTGCACCTACTAATTTACCAGCAAAACCAACAGAAAGAGCATCAACGGCAGCAATTGGAATACCACGTTTAACAGCAAAGGCTTCAAACTCAGCCATTCTGTCTTCATCTTTAAGAAGGTCTGCTACTAACTTATCATCTTTTAAAGGAGATTGTTTTCCTGTTTGTTCTACAAGATATTCATTCATAGCCTCAAGAGTAGAAGCACCTACTTCTGTTGCTAAACTACCAAGACCAGCTACAGAGGCTAAGGCAACAGGACCAGCACCACCAATTGCAGCTAAAGCTGTTGCGCCTAAAGCTGGAGCAAACGTAGCAAAGGATTCGCCAACAACAGTTCCAATAGCTTTTAGGCCAGCGGTTGTTGTAGCTGCATCCCAAAACTCTCCAACGCTTTCAGCAGTACCAAGAGCGGTGATAGCTTCTTCTACTTCTTCACTGTAAGGAACCTGAGCTAAATAGTTTTGATAATCTTGAATATCTTTTGCAGCATTTTCTGGATTGTCAAAACCAAGGCGAACTTGAGCAACATTAGCCATTTCCCCAAGGCGATAGAAACCTCGTGCAGCCCAATCAGGAAGGGATGAGAATGGATGATCAGGAGCTTCAGCTACTGTTTTAGCTTGATCTGCCGCCCAAAGACCAGAGGTATAATAAGGAATAAATACATTATTAACATATCCTGCTTCTTTATCGCCGCCATCAGCATAAGCTTCTGGAATGTCAATTTGTACTTCTTTTTCTTCTGGGCCAATAAGATAAGTTTCAATTGGCATTTATAAATTATTCCTCTGGTTTTTTCTTAAATTCAAATGTAGGAAGTGTACCAAAATTTTTCTGATAAGCATTTACTAATGCTTGGTAATAAATCAATTGTTGATCATATATTGCTTGAGCTTTTGAAGTATCTGTTCCAGGAACAGCTTTTGATATTTGTTCAGATGCTGTTTCAAGAATTGGTTTTAATGCTTTCATTTGTTCAAGAAGAGTATCTCTATCTAAAGTCATTGCATCTCTGTTAGCTTTAGCCCTAGCAGCGCGTGTTTGACCTTCATAGTATTTATTAAGTCCTGCAACTTGTTGACGTTTTAGTTCAAGTTTTTCAGCTTCTGTTTCAGCTTCTCTCATTAGCTTTTTTGCACCAGCAAATTCTTTTAGACCAGCTAGAGCAGCAGTAGCTGTATCTTGCCCTGGTCTAGTAAATTGTGCGGCAGCTTGAAAATAAGGAAGTGCAGCTTCAAGATTAAAGAATGGTTTTTCTTTTTTATCGTCTTGATTAGGCTTACCACCTTTTTCTTCATCATAAGGAATATTTAAAGAATCACCCTCACCAGCTTGTTCCATAGCTTGTAACATTTCAGACGATAGAGGAAGATCAGCTATATCCTCCATAGGAGTTTTTACACTATAATCTAAAGTTGATACATCAAATTCATCAAGTACAGGTATAATTCCTTCTTCCTCTGCCTTTATGTATCTTTGCCTTATTCTTTCATCACGTACTTCTCTTGGTTCGCTTATAAACTCAATCAATGGTCTAGTATACCAAGGTTTTGTTGATCCACCCTTGTCATATTTCTCTACCATTCCACCATTGGCTAGTCCTACTAAGCCACCCTCGGCACCAAATAAAGGCTTACCAAGACCAGAGGCAATACCAGCAGCAACTGAACCAGCACCAAGAAGTTGTTGACCAAGGCTAGGTGGTGCTTGATAAGTAGCAGCAGTTTTATAAGTAGATGGTTGCATTTGGAATCCACGATAGATACCGCTAAGGTCTTGAATTTGCTGTAATGGATAAGTTTGCTGTCTTGCAAATTCTTCATAAGCAATGTCAAGAGGCTGTTGTTGTAAACCACGTTGAGCTTCACCAGCAGCTTGTAAAGCACCTAGACCTGATAATCCAAGAGCTTGTTCTGATTGACCTAACTGAGCAAATTGAGTAGCTCCTGCCATTTTAGTAGCTTGATCTGCACGGAATTGTTGAAGTGCAGATTCATATGCTTTTTGAGAACCTGTAGCTTGAATATCACTTAATCCACGTTGAGTAGCTTCTTCACCAAGCATACGCTCTAAAACATCACGACTACCACCAAAAGCTCGTGCCTTTCCAGCAAGAGCAGCGCGTTGTTGTTCACGCCTTGTAGCTTCTTTTGCAAATTCACGTTTTTGAATATCTGTAACAGCTTGTTGAAAAGGTGACATATATTTTTCTTGAAGCTGTGTTGCACTAATATCACCAAGTCCAGCTACTCCTTGAGCAGCTAGTCCTTTAGCAATATCTAATTCTTGTTGAGCAGGGGCTTTGAAAGTACGTTCACCAGTTACAGGATCAACTTCAGTAAGAAAAGACTCAAGACCAGAAAAAGCTACACGTTGTTCTGGAGTTACTTCAGCGAGACGTTGACCAGTATAGGGTACATAAGGTTCTTCATAAGCTTCTTCTGCACGAGCAAAAAGACGTTCTACATATGGCTTTGCATATTCTGGAAGATCAGATACTTGTTTAACAACCTGTTCTGAAGCAGGAGGAGGAGGAGGAGGTGAACCGCCACCACCAAAGTACTGAACAAGATTAGTACACTTGTTTACAGTACCTGATCCACCCATAGCACGAAGAACAGCGGCTTCATATTTATTAACATGAGCAAGTTCTGTGTCACCATTAATACCACAATCAGCAATATCATTATAAAGCTGATTAAATAGTTTAATCTTTTGTTTAATTGTTAGCTTATCAAGAACGATCTTTTTCATTTTTATTATTTCCTACAATTCTTTTTCGTAGCTATATCCTGTTACTTTCATATTTATTTTAGAAAGAATTTTACTCCAACCTTTTCTTCCGTTAAAAATTACAGATTTTTTACAGTTATTATCTCTTCCATATTGTGCTAGAGTTTCACAATGTTCAAGATAACAATCCATCCAGGAATTTAAATCCTTACCAGCGCATGATTCAATTTGTAAAATATTATCATAAATTCTCGTTTGAAGAACCATGACAACATCATTAAAATCTTTTTTATTCCAAGCTATCCAAAGTGTATGGCTTTTATTTATCGCTAGTTTTTTAAATTCTTCCTCTAAAGAAGAAAACCCTTGTCTTTCAATTAATCTTTCTAATAAAGGTGCAATGTTATTCCAAACTTTTAAAATATGTTCCGAAGGAATAATAGAAAACTCTGTTTCCATTTTTTCATTAGACATTTAAACTCCATAATTTTAAGCCATCATGCCTCGTAGACCTTGAAGAGTTAGACTATTTTGAGGCTGTTGTGTCTTACCAGTTTTGTTTAATCTAATATTCTTCATGAAAGTATACAACTTTTCTGCACCTTCTTTATTGCTTCCGTCACCTAATCTACTAACAGCATCACGATTAACAACAAACTCACCATCTGAAAGAGCGGCTGCACGTTTTCCATCAATCGTTGTTTGACGTAGATCATCCAATCCACCAGTTGGTCCTTTAACACCACCGCCAAGTGCATAGGAAGCTGAACCACCACCAAAAAGTTTGTTTAGACGGAAAATACCAGCATCTGTATTACCATCACCAGCATGGGAAACAACATCAGCGGGTAATACAAAGCTACCACTCTCTAAACCTTCTCCTGGAATTTTACCACCACCAGCGGCAAATACTGGACCTTTGGTAGAACCAATACCAACATTAGGAGCGGTATAAGGTGTTCTGCCAAGGCTTTTTAAATAAGCTTCTTTTTGTTCTTCAGTCATTCCACCAGTAGGTGCAGACATATCATCACCAAAGGCTACACTTGATCCACCCATCTCAGCGGGAGTTTGTATAGATTGTCCAGCTAGAGAAAGAGGAGTAGCATATGGTAAAGCTCCTTCAGCACTTCCTGTAATAATTGATTTTAAGCCACCTTCTTGGCCTAGAACACTTCCTAAACCTTCTACAGATGATTCAACACTTGGAGTAAACGCTACACTTTCGCCTATTTCTTCTCCTGGAAAGAAGTATTGACTTTCTGCTGTTCCAATACCACTTAGAGAAGCGCCACCATAGCCGCCTAAAGCACTTTTTACAAAATCAAGAAATCCTCTATCTCTACCAGCTAAACCATATCCTGTAAGTCCACCAAGACCAGCCCCTGCTAACGCTGCTGTCGTTCCACTTAAACCTAAAGCTGGTGGAAATAAAAATCCTACAGCGGCTGGAGCTAGAGCTTTGACAAT